ATGGCAGAGAATAAGGCAGCAAAGCCTGTAGAAGGGCAGAGCGTAGAAATTAAGGATTATGAGTTTCGCCTCCTTGATGCGGATGAGATAGAAGTCCGTGTCGGTCAAGGTGGCAATCAGAAGTCACCGGACTGGTGTTCCTTGTTGCTTTACAAGGACGCAAGATGTGATATGAGACGATTAGATGAGAAGTTCGGCATCTATGGCTGGAAACGTAAGCATGAGCTTATTGGTCAGAATCTCTTTTGTACGGTTTCCGTTTATAAAGAAGGTATAGGTTGGATTGATAAGCAAGATGTTGGCACACCAAGTAATACCGAAGCCGTTAAAGGTCAAGCTAGCGACTCTTTCAAGCGTGCTTGCTCTTGTTTGGGTATTGGTCGTGAATTGTATACCGCTCCCAAAAAGATTTTCGTCAACCTCAACCGAAATACAGAATATTCTCAAAGCGGAAAGTTGAAGACAATTTTCCATGTAGGGTATGTAGGTTATACTAACAGATGTATTGCAAAACTTATCATTCAAGATGAGAATAATATGGTACGTTGGTATTGCGGTATGACCGAGCAAGAAGTTCTAGATTGGATGGGTGAACACAAAGAGGTATATGGTTGCTCAGAGCCAGCTCCAAAGAGCGAGGAGGAAAAAGATGAAAATCTTAATGAGCAAAAACAATATGCATATCCACAATTGCAACAAGCTCAGGTTTGGGAAGATGTGGATAGAACTTGGAATGGATTCCCTGACCTTCAGAAGTCCGAAGAGTTTAAACGCAAATGCGCATTACGAAAGATGGAACTCGCACAGAGCAAGAAGGATTTAAAAGCAGTTTATGATGCTTATCCCGAATATCTAAAGAATGCAGAGTTCTTAGCTAAGTTGACACAATTCAAATCTAGATTAGTATGATACAATTGAATAACAGCGGAGTCCTTTATGAGGACTCCACACATCAGTACTTTTATGATGGTCGAGAATTAAGTGGCATTACAGGTATGCTTCATCAGTATGTATTTCCCAATATGTACTCTAACGTAAGCGAAGAGGTATTGAAGAAAGCTGCCGAAAAAGGTACTATTATCCACGAGCAGGTAGAGTTGTTTGCTTCATTGGGCATTGATCCAGCCTCAGAGAGTGTCAAGGCTTTTGTCGCTTATATCAAAAAGAATGGATATGAGATAATTGGCAGCGAATATGTCCTTCGTATCGGAGAAGACCATGCAAGTGCAATCGACTTGGTGATGCACAAGGATGATGCACCGGACGATGAGGTTGAGATTTGGGATATTAAGGGTACTTATTCCGTTAATAAGGAATATGTGCGTTGGCAGAACTCGATGTATAAGTACGGTTTCGAAACATTGAATCCTCATCTAAAGGTTACACGTATCTGTTGTATGTGGTTGCGTGATGATGAGAAGCGAGGAACAATCTGTAAACTCATCCCATTAGGCAAGCCAAGACCTGCGAGTGATGTTAAAGAATTGTTCCGATGCGAGAAAGAAGGTCGTTTGTATAATGATGATACAAAAACACCTTATTACATTATAGATAACGAAATCGCACTCATGGACGTTCAAGAGCGCATTGCTAAATTGCAAGAACAGGAAAAGGAGTTGAAGGCAGCTATCTTTGATGGTATGTCAAATGACAACCTTACATCATACAAGACCTCCAATTATACTTATTCCTTGAAGTCAGCTTCTGAGAGGGTTACGTTAGACACGAAGGCTTTTGATGCGGATGACGAAGAAGCTTACAACCATCTATTGAAAAAGTATAAAAAGGTAACTAAGGTAAAGCCTAGTTTGACCTTGAATAAAGTTGGATAATTTATTGTTTTATTAAATATTTTAAGTTATGGCTAATAGTTATAAAGGTAAGATTGTTGCTATCGAAGGCATTCAATCTATTCAGAGACAAGGTAAAGAACCATTTGAAAAGAGACGTTTGATGCTTGATGCAACACGTTTCGATGGTTTGACAGGTGAACGTGGCTACGAAAAGCGCATCATCTTTGATTTCAGTGGAAAGAATGTTCATGTTCCAGATGGTTTTAATGTCGGGGATATTGCTGAAGTATTCTTTGACGTTGAATCTTATCAAGGGACAAAGAAGGATGGCACAACAGACTGGTTTACATCTGTTCGTGGCTACAAGATGCAAAAGATTGAATCACAGAACAATGCGCCACAAGGTGGCATGCAAGCTGCTGCTAATAATCCTTTTCCTCCACAAGCTCCAGCCGCAGGTGCAGCCTCAATACCACCAGCGCAGCCGAGTGGCAATAGCGCATCTAATGCACCATTTTAAACTTATTATGGTGGAGAATTAAGTTTCTCCACCTTTCATTAAAGAAAGATGGTATATAATATGTTGAATCCTGTCGAGCTAGAAAAGTTCGAGGAACGAGCCAAGGCAATGATAGCCAAAGCTAAGAAACTACAAGGTGATTATTATAATGAGAAGTTCTTTGTTGTTGACCTTAAAGAGAGACAACAATCTAGGACAATCCAGCAGAATGCTTATCTGTGGGTAACAATCACTTACGTAGCTATCGAAGAAGGATATACTAAGGACTATATCGAACAAGAGTTCAAACGTGTAAATAAGGATGTTTTTCTTAGGGAGCGTGAGAATAAGCAAGGCAAGACCTTCCAATATTGGAGGCACATACCAGACCTTGACAAAGAAGAAATGTCTTTATGTATAGACAGATGGCTTCATCATTGCTCTATGGAAAGAGGATTATACATACCGACCCCACAAGACCATGCTTATATGGTATGGCAGACGCAGGTGGAGAGGCAAGCAGAATTAAATAAAGAGTTTCTATAGAATGCTTGGTGTCGTAGCTCAGTTGGATAGAGCAAATGTTCCCTAAACATTAGGTCGTGAGTTCAAGCCTCACCGATACCACATTCTCTAACATAAAAAAAATAAAGAATATGAAATCATTAACAGGAAAGTATTTTATCGTAGGTGTTCGTTATGAGAAGACTCTAGAAGACGGAACGAACGCTAAGACTACGGAACAATATGTTGTAGATGCCTTGTCATGGTCAGAATGCGAGGCTAAGACAACTGAAGAAATGACAGTTCACACAAATGGTGACATGGAAATTGTTACTATGAAGAAAGCTAGTTTCTCAGAGTTGTTCCTTTCTGAAGTTGATAGCGAGGATAAATACTACGATTGCAGTATTAACATGATTACTATTGATGAAAAATCAAACAAGGAGAAGAAGACCAAGGTTCGTTATCTTGTGCAGGGTGATACCATTGAAAAGGCTCGTAAGAATGTAGATGAGATTATGGGTAAATCGCTAATCGACTATGATATTACAAGCCTTAAGGAAACATCAATCATGGATGTATTCTTGCATAAAGATAAATAGAAAAAATAAGAGCAGAATTGCTTAAAGTGTTTAAAATTTAGGGATATGATTTCATACAAGTACAAGCTATATCGGACGAAGAAGACGAAGCATTTGGACAAGATGCTCCGAGAGGCTTGCTATGTTTGGAATCATGCGCTTGTCTTGCAGAAGAGATATTACAAGTTGTATCACAAGTATATTCCTATATTTACGATGTACAAACATTTCTCGAAACGATATAAGCCAACCTTGCTTAATAGTCAGACCGTTAGGGAAATCTTGGATAGATTGGATATAGCTTACAAGCGTTTCTTTAAACATGATGCAAAGCGTCCGCCAAAGTTCAAGAAAGCATCTGAATTTAGTTCATTTGTTTTCAAACAAGGTGGCTATACCCTCAATGGAAACGAGTTAGTGATAAACAAAATAAAGAAATCTTTCAAGTTCTCTTTAAGCCGTCCCTACGATGGCAAGGTAAAGAGGGTATCGGTCAAACGCAACAAGCTGGGCGAGTACTTCATTATCCTATGCTTAGACAAAGAAGTCAAACCTTACGGAAAGTCACACGATGGTGCATCCGTGGGTATCGACTTTGGATTGAAGAAGTACATGACTTTGAGCGATGGTCGTGAGATTGATAACCCTCAGTTCCTTAAAGCTGACTTACAGGAGCTTAGGCGCAGGTCTCGCAACCTCTCGAAGTGCAAGAAAGGCAGCAACAACCGCAAGCGCAAGAAGTTGGAGTTGGAGCGATTGTATCAAAACATCGTGAACAAGCGTTCCGATTTCCAGTGGAAGATGGCGCATGAGTTGTGTAAGCGTTACGACTTGATTTGCTTGGAGGATTTGAACTTGGAGGGAATGACAAGGCGTTGGGGACGAAAGATGTCAGACTTGGCTCATGGCGATTTCGTTGTGAAGTTGGAGCACGTAGCGAAGAAGTATGGCGTTCAGGTTCATAAGATTGACCGCTTCTTCCCTTCGAGCCGCCTTTGTACTTGTGGTTATAAGAATGATAAGCTGTCATTGGGTGATAGGGTTTGGACTTGTCCTAGTTGTGGTGCAGTTCATCCTAGAGACCTCTTCGCAGCTGAGAATATACTTCGGCAGGGCATTGCCGAATTGGGGAGTGGTAGTAAGTCACCCAAGCACTAGCAAGGGCGCAGCCACGTTAATAACCCAACAATCCCTTGCAAGTAGTGAGGGAGTATGTCAATCAATGGTAGAACGTCAGTCCAAATCGGAAAAAGGTTGTGGGTTCGACCCCCACAGCAGCAACTATGACTTTTGGTTTGATAAAGGATAAAGATTATGGGATATTATGATAGATTTAACAAAGGAGGAAAGAAGCCTAAACACCAAAGGAGCGAGAAGCAGAAGTGGGTTGATAAGTTAGATAGACTTATGTCGGTTTATATCCGCATGAGAGACTCTAGAGAGTTTCACTATAAGTACTTCAGATGTATCAGTTGTGGACGAATATTGCCAATCGACCAAGCAGATAATGGGCATTATTGCGGACGAACTCATATGAGCTTGCGCTTTGATACACGTAATCAGAATGCGGAATGCAAACGATGCAACAGATTCTCTTCTGACCATCTTATTGGTTATAGAAAGAATTTGATTATGAAGCTTGGAAGATTAGCTTACATACAAAAGCATCCTCACGTTCCTTTGGATATGGATGAAGTAAAACGACTTGGTGAGCAGCAAGTTGATTTATTGGAGGTAATGAAACATCAAGCAAAGAACTGGTCTGTGTTTGAATTACAAGAACTTTACAAATACTATGCGGCTCTTATTCTGAAAATGAATGAAGAAAAAGATAATGAATAAAGTTTAAAGTATGTTATATAATAAATAATAAACACTAAAACGCTTGCATTTTTAGATTATTCTTTGTATCTTTGCAATCGTATTCGGTGAGACACACCATAAAAACTGTAAGGTCTTCTCTAAGGGCTTTTGTTATGCATAAGACTTGTGCATTCCTATATAGTAACAAAAGTGATTTCATATTATTTGTGAAATGAAGTTTAAATTAAGACCATATCAAGAAGAGGCAAGTAAGAAGGCTGTTGAGTTTTTCTTGGATAAGAAGAAAAACTGGAACGCTCTGGAAGTGCTTCCTACAGCATCTGGCAAATCATTGATTTTGGCAGATATAGCTGCTAGACTCAAGGATAAAGTGCTTGTGTTCTCTCCTACTAAGGAAATTTTGGAACAAAACTACAAGAAGTATTGTTCTTATGGATTTGATAATGCCAGCATATATTCCGCTAGCTTTAAATCAAAGGAAATCAGCGATGTTACTTTTGCTACAATTGGTAGCGTTAAAGGACATCCCGAATTGTTTACTGACTTCAAGTACATATTGATTGATGAGGTTCATTTAGTGAAACCTGAATCCGGCATGTATAAGGAGTTTCTTGATAAATTAAAGAGCAAGGTCATAGGTTTAACCGCAACACCTTTCCGTCTGTATTCCTATCAGAACTATGGTAGCATACTGAAGTTTCTGACAAGAAGTAGAGACAAGATTTTCAAGGAGCTTATTTACTATGTTCAAGTTGAGGATATGGCAAAAAACGGATATATCTGTCTTCCGAACTATTATACATGCCCGCCACCACAATGGAACGAAGGAAACTTGCAGCTCAATTCAACTTGCCGTGATTACACTGACCAAAGTGTCAAGCAAGAATATGAACGTGTAGATTTGTACGGATGGCTAGTTAGTGTTGTCAAAAGATTGCTTAATCCTAAACGAGGTGGACAGCGTAAAGGCATCTTGGTTTTTACGAAGTTCGTTAAAGAGGCTCAGAAACTGACATATTCCATACCTAACTGCGAAATGGTCTGTGGAGAGACACCACCGAAAGAACGTGAAGCAATTATCGAGCGTTTCCGTAGTGGTCAGACTAAGGTATTGGTAAATAGTCAAATATTAGTCGTAGGTTTTGACTATCCGGAGTTAGATACGGTCGTGTATGCAAAGCCAACACGCTCATTAGCGCAATACTATCAAGTTGTAGGAAGACTTCTTAGACTATCAAAAGGGAAACAGCCTTGGTTTGTTGACCTCTGCGGTACTTATGAGAGGTTCGGGAAAGTTGAAGACTTGAAATTGCTAGACTTAAACGGAAAAGGAAAGTGGGTAATAATGAGTGGAAATAAACAATTAACAAATACATTCTTTTAAGATATGATAGTAAAATTAGACGAAAAAGCGTGTAGCTTGGATGCTGATGAATTAGTCGCTTTCGTCCGTCTTTCATTCAATGCTGACAAAGACGGATATGTGTATGGGAGCAACAAAGAATTATCGGAAAAGATAGGTATATCGGTAGCAAAGACAAAAAAAGCTATTGATGGGTTATTTCAGAAACAAATGGTATCTATCGGAAACGGAAAAATCTTTATTTGGAAGCATGAAGACAACATAGAATTTGCTGAAGGTGAAGAATCTAAACCACACAAGAATGAACCTGAACGAATAGCATTGAATAACGTCCCTAGTGTACAACAAGTGGATGGTAAAGCAAAGAAGGTTTGCGAATATTTCAATAAGGTTATCGCTGGAAGAGGAATGCCTCTAGTTCACGCCTTGACTTCGAAGAGAAAGTCAATGATTAATTCACGGCTTAAAGAATATGGGAGTGAGCAGATGAAACTTGTGATAGATAAAGCAGCCGCATCTGCATTTCTTAATGGTAGCAATGGGTGGATGGCAAGTTTTGATTGGATTATGAGACCAAACAATTTCGTTAAAGTATTGGAAGGAAATTATGATGACAGAAAGCAAGGAACTAATAAAGATGCAGAGCAAGGCTATTATCAAGAGTCAGCCAACCTCGTGCAGCGTCTCAATCAACAGAGAAAAGCAACGAATATTCAATGAGTATGGAACGTTCGATAACATTCTGATGTCTTTCTCTCCATCAAGCCAAGTAGGTAGTAAGATGCCTATCGGAAAAGCTTTTAAGAGCAACGCACCAACACTAACCTATCTTGATTTGTGTTATGGAGAAGGAAGTGCAATAACATGGCTTGTAGCATGGATTTCTGATGTCTATGGTATTTGTGGCTTCGTTAATAATGAGGTTACGGACAATATTAAGATAATGACAGCGAATGTTATAAAGGATGAGTATTATTTCCTTAATCTGAATGAGCTGATTACTTTCTTCAAGATGTTTATTGCCGGAAAGTTTGAAAAGTTCTACAAGAAGCCAAATCCGCAAGTTATAACAAAGAGCTTGAATACTTTCTGTTCCCATCGTGTAGATGCTATAAAAGCAGTAGAGGCAAATATACAGAAAGAGAAAGAGGCTAAAGAAGATGAGGCTATCAAGCAAAATGCCATCACTTATGAAGAATGGGCGGCAAGGAAAAAAGCTAAGGGCGAGGAAGTTAATATAGAACTTATCGAAGACGAGAAAGGCAACAAGCTTTTTCGGGTAAAAGCTCCTAAAGCTGATGCTAGATTAGACTCGGCTTATATGATAGTCAAGAATACGACAAATGCCGATTTTAAGGCTATATGCAAGCTAAGAGAATGTTTCGTTAAGAAATATGGTATAGACCCATACGACTTGATTAGAAGTTTAGGAAATAAAAAACTTAGAGAATATGAAGAAAGAAGAAATTGTCAAGGCAATCATTAAGAACCTTAGAGATGTAAATGGCAAAAAGTTCCGCAAGGATGATGTTCAAGCTATTGTGAATTATTTCATAGACCTCACAAAGCAATCGTTGCGCAACAGAGACCGTGTAATGATACGTAGCTTTGGAACATTTGTGGTTCGGCATAAAAATCCCAAGCAGATTAATTGCGTGCGAACAGGAGAGAAAACGATGACAAGGGAGAAAGACCATGTGGCTTTCATTCCTTCTAATGATTTTGACTTAGATTCAATGGTGTAAAATGGAGATAGCAGAAATAGAACAGATTATAGAGGCTTGCAACTTTGATGTTGCCAGCCAGACCCAAAGAGCAGAAACATTCAACGTCATTGACGCTATTGTTGGAATGCGAAAATATAAAGGTCGTTTCAATGCCAAACGTTGGGAATATGAAAATGTTAATGGGCGCGGTACGATAGAAGTGTATTCTAAACTCGTATCTGAAACATTAGAGGACAAATTAGCAGAATTTGCTATTACATTATTCTCTATGGCCAACAAGTACAAGATGAATGTCAAATCGTTGAGGCTAGACCCAGATTCAATGAGAGACCGTTCCTTTGAGGATTTGATGATGTCTATGCTGAAGATTGAAATGACACATTACCGAGTGTTCAAGAAGATTATAATCTTGATTGGCATGCTTTGCGGATATTGTATGATGAATGGTATTGATTTGTTGTGGTTCGTTAATAAGAGACTTTTGGTAAACATTAAATAGGCTAAAATATGAATAAGTTAAAGTTAATTTTTACAAGTACGGATTTCGCATCTTATACGAAGAGTACTATGGGTATGTTATGCAAGGTTCTGATACGAATTCCATACCTTGTACTTGTTGGCATAGTTAGTACAACATGCTGGCTTGCCAAGTGTATTGTAAAGTTCTGTAAAGAGAATACAAAGGTAGCGGTGATTATCGGTTTTATCCTTTGCTTTATGTTAATGTTCGTTGAGTTTATCTATTTTAAACTTCAGCTAGCAAAGAGTTCGTATCAGACAAGTGAACTCATAAAGCGGAACTATGAGCTGGAGCAAACCGACAGATACGATATTGGCTTCCACGATGCGATGGCAAAGAACAGAGAAATGCTTACACAAAATATTAAGCCATGACGGATGAATTTAAAGATGCTTTTACAAGAGCACAATCCTTGCAGAGAAGATTCAATCCTGATTACATGAACTCCTTTTCGTTAGCGATTAAATACGATAGCTATTATGAGGAATATATGGAGATTGAATTGAGAACAGATAATGACAAGTTCTTTATTTCTACATTGACATGTGTTTACGAAGAGGATTATACTCTAAGATTAGACGAATTAGAAAAAACAATAGATAAATTATTGACAGATGAAGACAATGAATAAAAAGGTTATTTTTGTAAGCCTGTTGGATATTATAAGTATTCCATCGGGTAATGAGCATCCTGTAGATATTACGGATTTTCAGCTTAAGCACGATTTCTTTAGAGCGTTGCAAGCAGATGATAATATAGTCCGTGTCAACATCTTAGGATATGACAAGAACCAAGGAATGTATTCAAGCGATATAACATTCGCAAAAATGGTATCGGTTATTTCTTACGAAATTGCTATGTATGCTGATAAGGCGGTAGTTCCATATCGCTCTACTGATAATATTGATGATACTTTTGTTGATGCTGCAAAAGGAACCGAGAGTATAGAGTTTCTCAAAGATAAATCTAATTGGCTGATTATTGGGAACGATGATCTGGCTGATAAATTTGGGGTTGACAATATAACAATGGATGATTTCGTCAATGGAGAACTTGGAGAATATTCTGAAGGAGCTAAGGCAGCAGAAAAGAGATAAACATATTAAACCGGAAATCTTGACCTTAGCAACCATAAAGAATAGGTACGGAAAAGACCCGTTATCTGAGTTACGCAATTTATGGGCGAAAGGACTGGTTAAGAATTGTAGAACTTTAAACGATTTAGGCTTTATATATAATGGATAAGGAGTTAACAAAAAAGTTAGTTGCACAAGGCAAGGCTTATGTACTTGACTTGCGAGGTGGTAATGTTCCTTACAAGGAAGGTAATGCTGCGGCTGTTGATTTTTACTGCCCACAAGATGTAGTTTTGAACATGCCTTGGGTGAAAATGGGTAGAGGTCACATAAACCTGCATTTAGGTGTAGAACTTCCTAAAGATGTTGGTTTGGATATTCGTTCACGTTCCGGTTTTACGGATAAAGGTATGCTTGTAGATGTGGCTTTCATCGGCAAGGATGAAACACAAGTTGGCTACATGACTAATGTTAGAGCGGATATTGATATTTGTCTAGGTTTGGTTGATGAAGACTACAGGGACGATATTGGTGCGCTTTATAGAGTTAATTCCGACCGTTATATGCCGACAGAAGATAGCAAATTTAAACTTGATTCAGATTACGACTATTATGTATTCGTAGTCAAGAAAGGTACTCGTATTTGTCAGGGTGCATTCCGCAAGGTAGAAAATCCAGAATGCATACTTGGAGAGTTGAATATGGAAAATAATCGTGGAGGAGGATACGGACATGGTGGAACAAAATAACAATGGGTGTTGCGAATATGCTAACAAGTATATCTTTGTTATTAGACGTTTGGCAGACATGATTGAATGCAAGGATAATGCCGCTTTCGTTTCATCTCTAAGGGAGGACTTCGGAAAGCTCGGATTATTTTCAAGCGCAGCCAATTTCCTTCGTCTTATGTATGAGATACGAACATCTTCTGAAGACAAAGAAATCTTACGAAGCCATATCAGCGTAATGGCGATGGAAGCCTTGCTTACGCTCTCTTGGTATATTGTCTCAGATTATAACGACATCATCGAGTCGCAAATTGAATTGTTCAAAACCAAAAATAAGCGGTATGGAAACGCATTTTCGGAATGTTTTGCTAAAGATGGTTATCCGTATGCATTCGGTCATTTGCAAGAAAAGATTAATCGGATTTGTTCTTTGTTGACTCTTAATGAGGATGCTAAAGAAGAACCGATTCTAGACAGCTATAAAGACTTGTTAGGTTATTGCATTTTAACTCTTATCGAAATAAAATAAGATACCGAATAACAAGAATAGGAAAAGTTATCAATGGGCAGAGTTCGTTTAAGCACTGCTCGTTGATAGTTTCCGACATAGAAATGTTTAGAAAACAAATAGATGCAGACGGGGTTTACTTCGTCTATGAAATGTTGAACTAAAAACAGAAAAGAATGAAAGAATCAGACATTGAAATGAATCTAAAGAAAATCATGGAACGCATAAAATGGATTAGAGAAACTAAGGCCATCTTATCCAAGGAAGAAATAAGCCTTTCCGTTCCATTGATGCAAGATCTGGCGCAAGTAGGCAATATTTACGATAAATTTATGAGCTATCATGCCGGACGAAATTCCACAATGGTACGCAAGCAATTTATCTTTGTTATTCTTTATCTTTATTCTCCTAGTGCCCTTGGCGGTTCTAAGATGAGAAGAGGGCTAAGAGAGAAAATCGCTAAGGTTTTGGGGTGTACATGTTCTAATGTGAGCCATGATTACAAGAACATCAGTTTCTATTATGTTACTTACCGAAGTTTCCGTAATGACGTGAATGAGATATTGGATAAGCTATTAATGGATTTGGGGTTAAAGGAGATAGGGGAAGCTTAGTCTTCCCCCTCTTTGTTTTTGTTCTCCTCTTCCTTTTTATTCATTTTTGCACCTGTAGCTTTCATGATAGCCTTCAGAGCTTCTTCAAAGTTCAAGGAATCCTTACCGCCATTAGGATGTTTCTCCCACCAGTCAGGGTCAACCCAACGCATTGCCTTGTCATACCAAGACTGGTCGATGGAGGTTTTCTTGCCATCTTGACTTATCAACAAATATCCACCTTGTCCATCGCTAGCTATTCGCTGAACTTGTTCAAGGTTGACCCATGTCTTTTGTTTTTCGCTATATACCCACATAGTTATTGATTTAAATTATTTTTGTTCCTATTGTGCAAAGATACTGCAAAGTATTAAAAATACCAAATAAAACCTATTTGTATGTTTCAAGTTTGACCAAATGTGAGTTATTTTGTGTACCTTTGCAGAAAATTCTTAAAATATGATACAAAGATTTACGGAAATGTACTACGATGATGCTGTGCGCTTCGCTCAGTATATACAGGCTACGGAAGGTGGCGAGATTGAACTGGTTAAAGAGGATGCAGATGGTTTTCCTCTTCCGCCTAAGCACAAGGTGTTTGACAACATGGTGAATTGTCTGAAGATAAGAAACTTTGAGATTGCTTATCTTCAGCAAAGACGTAATCCAGATGATGATAAGAAACATCGCAATCGAAATCTCTATCGCTACATCATGGGTCAGAAGATTAAAGAGGTTCGTGAACTTAGCGGTATAACCTTAGAGGAGCTGGCAGAAAAGTCAGGTTATAAGCCTAACAACATTCGTAACATTGAAATGGGGCGTTTTAACGCAGATATTGATACGTTATGCAATATTGTTGAGGCTATGGATGCTCATTTTGAGGTGATAAAAGATTAAAATGTGTTTTTGAACATAAATTATATTTAATATTTAAAAGAAACGCATTAAATAATTTGCAAGATTTAGGTGTTTTTCTTATCTTTGCAACGTAATATAAAAGGTGAGACACACCGAAACAACTGTTTTATAGATATGACTAAAGATACATATTTAGAATTAGGTAAGACTGCTGAAGGTAGAGCTAAAGCCCATGACCTTATGGTCGATGAGATTCGTGAGAAGATGGACGACCTAGCTTTATCTGTCGCTCCCACGAAGCAAGCAAAGGTTAAGGCTCTATTCGATAAGGCTTTCGAGGTTGTCAAGGGATTTGGTAACTCTCTCTTGTTCGAGTACTTCGCTAGTAGTATGTTAAAGCCTAGTGAGTTCGTAAAGAACGTTGATAGTGTGAACAGAGGTGGTTTTGTAAATTTGTAAAGCTATGAATAAGAAAGAACTAAAAATTATCAAGTTGTTGGATAAAGCGAGCGGATATGCTGGTAAAATGTAAGGTTGCTTGGATGATGCTCTAGAAGTTGCGCTGTCCGATAAAGGGCTGACAAAAAAGGAAAAGTCTCTTCTGGCGGTTGCGTATGCGACAGGTGAAGAAGAAGCTGTAGAGCGTGTTAATGACGGTAGCATCAATGATGAAGATTGTAATTTTTATGATTGTGAATTACGTGATAAACGAATACTGGAAATTTACAATATGACAGGCGACCAAATCAGAGAACTTTATAACTTGTAGCGATGAAAGTATACCATATTTTCCGTGATGGCATTCAACAAGATTGTTGTTGGTTCAGATACCGAGCAGACGCTAACAAACGTCTTAGAGAGCATTATAGACCAAGCAAGGAGAAGATAAAGATTGATGAGTTCGACTCATTGAACGATGTTCCACCTTGCGATGTCGTAGGCGGTCTAAACTCAGAGAGATGTGCAAATTGTTGGAGAAAGATTAAGAATGATTATCTAAAACATATAGGAGATACGAATATGAAGAAAGAAGAAAAATTTGACCCAAATGTCATTGATGACAGCGAGTTTGAAGAAGTAAGAAAGTCGTTTGAAGAGAAGTTTGGCGAAAAGAAATAGTATTTCACTATTAGCCAAAAGTGAGTTTAATAACCCGAACGCATTTGTTAGGATGAAAGAATTATGCTATCTTTGCATTGCGTTCCTTGAAATAATTAATTATGAGTAATAACAAAGAAGATTTTGATGCGCAGGTAAGTGCATTTAAAGAGAAGTATCCCGATTTCAAGCCAGCCAAACCTATTGAGGTTCTTAACTTGATTATGACAAGAAAGAATGCCAAGGAGATTCTTGAAGGCAAGAAGAAGGTTGAATACAGAGCCTATACAGACCATTATATTGGTCGTTTGTTTGACAAGGATGTTTTGGAGTTCCTTAAAAAGCATGGTGAAGAAGAGGATGTAATTAAAGCGCAAGAGGAGGGTATTGTTGACCCATTGCGAGTAGTTAAGACAATCCACTTCCATGATTATAACAACTCGTGGTATCTCGATTGCGATGTTTTGGTGAATGATACCTGCATCGTAATGAAAGAAGATATGGATTTCCTTCATGAAGAGTATAATAGTCATGACCTGGATGAAATGTATGAGGCATTGGAGCTTAAAAAGGAGAAAGAGCGTCCTTTGTTTTTCTTCTTTGTTGTTGACAAGGTAACTAAAACGACTCTAAAGTAGGTGGGCGTAAGTCCACTGACCCTAGATAATTCCTCAAGGGGAGTAGTTTATGATTCGTGGACTTAAAACGTTACAACTATGTCAGAGGCATCAAGAGGTTATCGTTACACCCAATGGAGAGCGGTAACAAATCGTACAACAGGTCTTCGTGCAGGTGAGAGACGACAGCGTGGTAGAAATATCGAATATCGTAACACTGGCGCACAAGGAACTACTTACGGTGGCGCAATGCGTACATTGGCAGCTCGTACAGCAGCTAATAACGTCACAGAGCGTGTAAACCGCAGACTTAGAAGAAGTTAAAAGTCTTAGAGGGGTTGAATGAATTAAGTTTCATTCACCCCTTGTTTTTAAGGAGAATAATGTATGCAAGAACTAAAAAGAGCAAGAGAAATCATTGACGATGTTTCCAAGGAGACAGACAGTATATTGCTTTTCCATTCTTTGAGTGGAAAGGATTCTATCGTCTTGCTTGACTTATGTTACAAGAAGTTCAAGCGAGTTATTGTTGTATTCATGTATCTTGTGAAAGACTTGGAACATATCATGCGTTACTACAATTACGCTAAAGCCAAATACCCGAACATAGAATTTGTTCAAGTTCCCCATTATGCTTTGTTCAATTATATTAAGACAGGGTATATGGGAATAAAGCAGAATACAAAACAAAGGCAATGGACTCTAGCTGACATTACCGAGAAACTTAGGGAGAAGCTAGGAGTTGAGTGGGCTTGTTATGGATTCAAGCAATCGGATTCTTTGAACAGACGCCTTATGCTTAGAAGTTATACGGATGGGAAGGAAGCTATTAATTGGAAGACGAAGAAGTTTTATCCATTATCTACATATAAGAATAAGGAGATTTTGGATTTTATTCTTGACCATCGCTTGAAGAACCCTGAGGTGTGTGGAACGAATAAGCAAAGTTCGGGAGTTGATATTGAAGATATAGAATACCAAAAGTATCTCAAAGAGTTATATCCGGCAGATTTTGAGAAGATATACAAGGTATTCCCTATGGCAAGGATAGTCATGTTAAAAGCTAATAATAAGGAGGAACTGAAATGAAAAAAGGAAGTGAAACAAAGATAATCAAGAGGTCTCAGATAAATCTGAACCCTTGTAATCCGAAGGTGCATACAGATGCAGACATCAAGCAGCAGAAAGCCAACATAAAGAAAGTTGGTCTAATTGGTGGTATTCAATGGAATGAAACAACAGGCAATCTTATAGATGGGCATAAGCGAGTGATGAGTGTTGACCTTATCCAAGGTTATGATGGAACTCCCGAAACGGATTATGACATCAAGGTAGAAGCCGTTGATTTTGATGAGAAGACCGAAAAGGAGCAGTTGTTGTTTATGGCGAAGTCGCAAGACCCGATAGATTACAATTTGGTTGCTAAGAATTTCAGTATAGACGAAATAGATTTCAAGGCTGCTGGCTTCACGGAACAGGACACAGAACAAATCAAGATGTTGCAAGATGATTTGGAAGCATCTTTAAAAGAGTCGGGTATGGATGACTTCAGTGAGGATTTTCTGAATGAACCGATGACTTCTGTAGCTGAGCCAGTACCAATGACGGAATTACCAAACATAGAAAAAACATCTGAAGAGATTGTAGCCGAGCATGCTGCCAAGCCTAAGATGACAAAGGAAGAGGTTAAAGAGCAGAAGCAACATTGTACTGATGTCGGTATGAAAAGGCAGGAAGATATTGATAACTTCATATTTATCGACTTTGAAAGCTTGGAACAGAAGCAGCTGTTTTGTGATATGCTGCACATGGTAGCCACTAGCTCTATGCGTGTTTCCGGAAGTCAGGTCTTAGGCTTATTGTAATATGGGACGTAAGCGAGTAAAGCCTCTTGTAGTGAGGAAGAATCCCTTAGAAGTTGCCAATATGGTAATTGATATGGTTAGGGAACAGAGTCCAGATTGCATTGTTATGATGTCTCTTGGCAAGGATTCCATTGTTACATTGGACTTATTGTATGATAAGTTTGAACGGATAGTGTGTGTATTTATGTATCTCGTAAAAGACTTGGAACATATACAGCGATGGATAAACTGGCTGAGGGCAAGATACCCGAAGATAGAGTTCGAGCAAATTCCGCATTGGAATACTACATACAATCTTCATTATGGGGTGTATTGTGTACCGAACCCAAAGGTAAAGGTACTTAATCTTTCTATGGTCGTAAAAGCGTTAAAGATACGTTTCGGAATAGAATACGTGTTCTTTGGTATGAAAAAAGCAGACTCGATGAACCGTAGCCTTATGTTGAAGTCTTATGAGGATGAAAATTACATTCATGGTGGAAATTGTTATCCTCTTGCTGATTTTACTCAAAAACAAATCCTGCAATATATGAAGCATCGCCATCTACCTAAGCCGATAATGTACTCCAGAGCATTGCGCTCAGAGAACGCTGAGGTGGGGAATGCATCAGGAGGTTTGTCTTTGGACTTGGATTGTTTTGTATGGCTAAGGGATAATGCACCTGAAGACTTAGAGCGTATATATAAGGTGTTTCCGCAAAGTAGGGTGATTCTTTATAGGTATGACAACAAGTAATACTCTTTTTAATTTATATATATAATAATGTATTATTTTCTTTTTGGTATAGGCGGGCTTGTGAAAGTCTGCCTATATTGTTAAAATCATAAAATTACCAATACGTAAAGCAAATAAAGGTTAAATACATAAAGAAAAACCATAATATACTTGCAAGTTAGAAAATAAAATCGTATCTTTGCAATGTCTTTAAGAGATACTTGAAGATTTGCCGCAAGACAAGTTTCTTGCAATTTAGTGCAGGGCGAGCACGTTAAAAACTAGCACAGACGTTATGAAGATGATTACCGACAAGCAGAAGAAGTTCATCAATGATCTAAAAGGTGTTATCACAGAAAATGGCATAAATGCTATTGATGCATTGGACTTGAATAAGTTTACTTGCTATGATGCATCTAAGCTTATTAGTGGTTTGCTTGGTCTTAGAGATTGCTACAAGGCGATTTCAAGAGGCGCATGTGTAACTAGTACAGCGTATTGCGATGAGGCTTTAGATAATGTCTTTAATACAATTGAAAAGTACAAATAATATAAAAGGTGAGACACACCATAAAAACTGTTTAAGAGAATGAATAGCAAAGAATTAGTAAGAAATATGATAGCTTTCTTAAACGAGCGTCACGATATGGATTGCGCAACGTTACGTCAGCGTTTTGCAGTATGCTATGGTATGAGAGAGGACGAGGCGAAGAAAGTTATTTTGGAGCTGACAATGCTTCAGATATTTGCAGAGAATTTTGGTGTTGAAATTTAGAACTTTGAGATTATGGATAAGAATACAGCATATCAAGTAATAAGCCAATTTAGGGCAAATAATTGCAAAAATGGAGCTTTGGCTAACGCTTTGGATGAAGCATTGAAGGCTTTGAAACCAGTGGCTACAAATAACGTTTATGTTATCAAGTTGGATATATTGGGAAAATTGTCTTTTTGTAAATCTCGGACTACGTTATGGCTAGAAACATCTAATGATAAAAAAAAGCTGCAAGCGCATATTGCAGAATGGAAAAGTAAGATAGTAGAGCGATGTAAGGACGATAACAATTCTTTCGAGTTTGATTTTCATCATGGGAGTCCTTATAATTTCACGGCAAACAAAAAGAATTGCAATGAGTTGCCTTTTTACTTTGATGGTAAACATTATTGCTTTACGATATTAAAGGGCTATAAAAGTCTTAAAAGCAAATATGAGCAGAGTATCGAGCACGATATGGATGCCGTTCAAGATATGATGTCTTATTTAAATTTATAGAGCATGAAGTTATACGAGGTAGGCTGCATCGTCAAAGATGTGCAGCCAAAGAATGGAGAAAAGATTTCACTAGAAGAAGCTCAGGCTTTGGTTGATGGATATGTTGAGCTGGTTCATCTTAATGATGATAACATATTATTGTGCGATGAAGAAGGACTTCTCAAACATAAACCTATAAATACTTTGGCTACAATACAAGCGAAGGGGCTTGGCTGGAAAGGTAGTTATTTGGTTGGGAGTGTTTTATTTTTAAAGGACAAGGAGTTTTAGTTTTGAGTAAGGCAAGAAAGAATGATGTGAATAAGGATATACCCGAAGAGCGAATAACTCTTAGGGTATTGAAGAATTATTCAAAAATGCAAGAAGAATTGTGTCATCTTCGTAAGAAAACACGTGAACAAGGCTACAGACTTAATGAACTCAACAATCAGCTACAGAGGCTTCACTCGAAAGAAGTTAGATGTGAGTTAGAGAAGTACAGAAAGTTACTCTTAGAGCGTGATGAGTTGCGTGAGAAGAATAAGGCTTTGGAACAGGTGGTAAATCAATACGATGGGTTAAAAAGATTTTTTACTAACGAATTGAATAAGAAAGAGGAGGGAAAAGAATGATTATAGGTTCTATGACGGGGCGTGAACTTTTTGAGATATTCAAGAAAGATAAGCCTATGCTAGAAAAGTTTGCTATCGAAAAAGCAAAGAAACTCATCCGTGAGCTTCGTAAGGGAATGGGACGATATACAACCCAGTGTTATGATTTCAAGACGAAAGATGCTACTGAATACAAGGTATGTGTGTTTGTTGATAGAGGGAACATAAGAAAATTCTATTTTGACATGTTTATCTATTGCAAGGAAACGAATGATTACGTATGTGCTACTTCCTTGTTGGACGAAGAGAATAGTGCAGAGCAGTTCAGCTATACGCCTCATTTCTTGCGAAGATATGCTGAGCGAGCATTGGGAGTAGATAACATGTCAATTAATAGGGTATTAGCTCACATTGAAAGAGAAATAGCTTATACGGTGCTTGTTTACAAGAATGACGCAAGTAAGGTTGTAGCTACTAGCATGGGGCTTTTCCTGCAAAAGATTGACTATAAACGAGGAATCAATATCTGTAAGACTTTTGTTAGCGTAGATATGCTTAAATCTTCCCAAATTAAAGCATATATGGTAGTTGCCGACTTGATTAAAGAGTATTCAGAGCGGTACAATAAAGTTCAAAGGAATGATAATGTACGAGTAGATTTTACTAATGATTGTTTGAGTAGAGGTATTACTGAAAAAGATTTGGTTAATGCCTATGGTGAATATTTTAAGAACAAAAGATAAAAGAAAGGGGTTCGTATGGAGAGAATGACACGAAATGATGCCGCTGCTTTTTTAGGCGTTGACCCTCAGACGATTACAAACTGGGTTAACAAGGGCTTGCTTGGAGGCTACAATGATAAGAGCAGTAAACGCTTTTGGGTGAATGCTGATGATGTCAAGAAGTATTCCGAGAAGTACAAGATGTTGTCTGCCTCAGAGGATTTGCTTGATAGAGAGCAGAAAGAATTGTTAGCAAGTGAGCGAAAGGTAAATGCTAAGATACAAATGTTAATGCATGATGCGTTAAACATTTCTTCTTTCAGTTATGAAAAAATCGGTAGCTCACTTTGTACGTTATTGGAGTTAACGTCACAAGGTGGAATGCGAGAGAAGAAGATTATGCAAGCATTTTTCAATGGGGACAGGATTAGTAATATAGCCGAAGAGTTTGAACTTTCAAGGGAGAGAGTTCGCCAGATTGTCATTAAGGCTATCCGGAAGTTCAACTATGCGATTGAAGAACTTGCAGACTTGAAGCAGGAGAACAATTCCTTGAAAGAAGAAATTAAGAATGTAAAAATGCAGTTGATTATGCAAGAGGGTGAAAAAGAAGAAGAACTATCTGAAGATGTTCCCCCTTCAGTGTTCTCCATCCGATTAGTTAATTGTAATTTACCAGTTCGTGTACTTAATGTGACAAAGGCAGCCGATATAGATACTATTGGGGATTTGGTACAATATTCCAAGTTTGAAATGTTTAAGTTTAGAAACTTCGGAAAGAAAAGCCTTATACAGTTGGATGAATTCATTCACGAAATGGGATTGGAATGGGGCATGGATAAGGCTAAGATATATGCAAGGGGTATTCAACGAATGAAAGATGACACTTATATTGAAGAGTTGTTTAGAATGCACCTTGCGGATATAACAAGCGAGATTGAGAAAAAGTATAATCTTTCTCCGGCTGAGGCTATGAAGAGAGCTTATAGTGAAATGAAGAGATATGTAGGATTTAAAGAGAAGAGTAATGAATGAAGTATATAATGATGTTTTAGGTAAGGCGTTAAGCATTAAATCAACCAATAATATTGTCGTAAAAGTAGAGCAAGGAGCATTAGAAGTTAATCTGAAACAATGTAGTGTAAAGCGCATTATGTGGTTCTCTGTCTTCTTGATGGATGGATTTACTATGCGTCCATGCAGTTATACTTTCTATTCCTCTATGAGTGACGATGAGTTGGACGACACCTTTACACAAGTAGAAGGTAGATTGAGCTTTCTGAAAAACTTAAATTCTAAATAACATGACAGAACAGGAAAGAAGAGTTGTAAACCATGCAATGAAGATACTAGAGCAGAGCCAAGATGATGAGGCTAGGGCGTTGGCTGTCAAGTTGTTGGAACAAGGTACAAAAGTTTCTCTTCAGAAAGTGCAGTTTTATGCTGCATATTGCAATGGCTTGCGTGATGGGTATTCAAGAATATTCGACCTAATACAAGGTGGTGGGTGGCTTGCGAAAGTGAGCAAGAAGGAAATGCCATATTTCGAAGCAGAGAAGAAGCTTGTAGAGAGCTGTATTGATGCTTGCTACGATTATCATATGGGCAAGTATGATATTAGGTACAAGGATAAAGAATTATCCAAAAGTGGTAAGCTATTGGCTTGCAAGGCTGTTTTTGTGAAACAAACGATGATTGGTGTTGAGGTTAAATACAACAAAGATAAAGAATGATTGCACAATATAGATAAGTGAAGTTGTAAACCTTTGATATTTAGGTACTTCCTTGCAAATTTTGTATCTTTGCAAATAAAAAAAAGGAGATTTATATATGGCAGATAGAGGATATAGAGGCAGACCTCAACGAGGCGAAAGAGCGGATAGGCAAATCAATGCCGGACATAGCCGTGGGTTGGATGCGGCTTTGTCTAAGTCTGAATCAAAGATTAGAAACTTGAAGACCGAGCGTATTTATGCTTTCGACCAAAACGGAAAAGAGATAAGCCATTCCACAAGGGGTACTTCTACTGGTACGAAATTACCAAAATATTACAATTATAAGGATGCGATATTGACGCATAATCACCCTGGGGAAGGGTTAAGTAATAATATTGCGGGAAGAATAGGACGTACTTTCAGTGGAGCTGATATTTCTGTAGCAGTCCAACATAATGCATCAGAAATAAGAGCCATTACGGGTACTTATACTTATTCCTTAAAGAGACCCAAAGAAGGATGGGGTATTAAGACAAGAAACAAAGCTTTATATGTAGCTCAATTAATAAAAACAAAGAAAGTTAGTTATTTTTATGAATACGCTAGAAGAGCCAGAGCGGATTATGAAGCCGGAAGAATAAGCAAGAAGCAATATAATGTTTCTAAAGAAAGGGCTGATGTTGTTAGTTCGAACAAAGCCCTTCGTGAAGTAGCAAAGGAATACGGCTGGGATTATACACGTAAGCGTACTAGTTAAGGAATATATTCAAATGATGGGTAGTATTGTCCTTCTTTGTGTGAAAAGAACCTTCCCATCATTGACAATGCCGTAGTACATTTTTCATATTGCTTTTGAAATCCGTACTTCTTAGCTTTCGATTGGTTGTGATGCAGGTCGTTGATTTTGACTTGTATTGCAACCATATCTTTTGAGTCAATGATGGATTGTACGTAGTCAAAATACGGAATACTTTCCTTGTGGGTTAGGACACATACACTATCGGCAATGTCTTTTCTAACACCTAGTGATAACAGCTTGTCGTAGGTCATATCTGTATCTTCAATCGTATCATGGAGAAATCCGACACAAATTTCTTCGGTACTATTACCCATTTCTCCAACATGGATAGGGTGTAATATAACAGGCAATCCAACCTTATCAATCTGTCCTTTGTGCGCCTTGCAAGCGATACCGAGGCACAATTCTATCATTTCAGAATCTTTCATATTCTTCTTTCGTTATTAACTCACCTAATTCAAGAGCATCTTGTGCATAGGTGTTCTCATTAAACTTAAACTCTTTTGGCTTACGCCCTTTACCTTTTGGGTAACACATAAGTTCTTTATTTACATATTGATAACGGACAACGATGTCATCCTCCCAATAGTAAACATAAACCGACTCTCCGTTTTTAAGGAGGTGGCTGATTTTGTTCTTATCTTTATTGTTCATAGTCTTTATCTCCTTATTACAATGCAAAGATATAAAAAATATATTAAACTTGCAAATAAATTAATGTTTATTATTTGAAATTTAAATATATTAATTATTGAAACGTAGCATAGTAAGCTTGTTGCATATATACCGACCTTTGCTTCTTACCTCCGTTACTCTTGGCGGTTCTACTTTGCTCGTATAATGCATGTCCCCAACCGGATGGTTTCTTGGTCTCTTTGTAGATTTCTCGCATGGTCTTCCCACCCAACAGCTTATAGGCTATCGAATAATTCTCCTTGGCGTAAATCATCTTGGCAGTGTTAACTTGTATCTCACCAATAAGTCCAGTCTTCTTGTTCCGGATATTGATGATGTTTCCTGAATAGCCCGTATCCAGTTTCTGTTCCTTGAGTCTAACGAACTCAAAGCCTTTGTATCTACCTTGGAGGTCTTTTATGATTTTCGGAATTGACCCTTTATCTGCGATGATGGTTGTTCTGTACGAGTCCTTAATGTCTTTAATACCATTAGCCTCGCCCTTAGCCTTGCGTACTATGGAGTCAACACTCTTGTAATTGATAGGAGTAACCCTTGCTCCATACTTGTTAGCTATACCTTCCGCTATAGCTTGTAGCTTATTACCAACCGACTCGGCTTTTCTCCGCATAGAGGTAGCTTGTGCTCTCAGCCTAGCATATGCCCCATTATTTCCAACGTCTCCCATATCTTTTTTGTGCAAAAGTAACCAAAATAAAAGCCAATTAACATGTTGCTGCGATATGTTATTTCACTAAAAAGACAAAGTGAAAAGACGCACAGACAAACATTTCTTTTAAACAATTATTATTCATACCTTTGCAAGAAACAATGAGTTGATAAGATGACGAAACCAAGAGATTATTTCACAGGCAAGCAAGAAGAGTTTAAACGCTCCGAAGTGCAGATAGCACCATATAATCCTAGGAAGATTTCACCGCAGCAGAAAGCTACATTGAAACGTTCCATAAGGAAATATGGCGTTGTTGGTGGTATAACCGTCAATAAGCAGACAATGACCATCGTAGGCGGCAACCAAAAGGTAACCATAATGGATGAGATTATGGGCTATCCCGAAAAGGATTATGCTCTTTTGGCTGAGGCTATAGATGTGGATTACAAGACCGAAGTTGAACTGAATCTCATGCTTAATTCCGAGAATGCTCATGGAGAATGGGATGACATGAAAGTCCGTGAATTACTGCCGGACATAAACTATATGGATGCTGGATTAACGGAAGAAGACCTTTCTCTATTCGGATATGATGCGATGGTAAAGACTGAAGGCGAAGACGAGTTAGGCAAAGAACTCAATTCCTTACTAGACCCATTTGCCCAAGAAAGCGAAAACAGAAAAATGCCAGCACCAAAGGAAGTGCAAGAAGAGCAGAGACGACAGATTGAGCAAAATCAAATTATAGCCAATCAGCAGCAAGAGGCTCAATATCAAGCGAATAAAGAGCGTATGCAACAAGTAAAGAAAGAGGTAAATACCAAGGCAGCGGAAAAAGCTTTAGAAGCCGAGTCTTACGTCATGCTTTCCTTTGACAATATAGAGAACAAGGAGCGTTTTATGAGCACCTTTGGCTTTATCGAAACCGATAAGGTAATAAAGGGAGAAATGCTTATGAAAGTAGCAAAACGAATATAAACGAATAAGCAATGAAAAAGATTATAAGAATATTACTAGGGTACATAATAGCGGCAATAACAATAGTTATGCTCATTCCATTTATGATTGTTTCTATGTTTCTTGGCAAGAGGAGAAAGAAAGCGTTCAATATATGGGTATCGTGTCTTTTTACCCCCTTGATAAACAAGATAGGACAATTGGTCAACTCATAAATATCGAAAGATTATGAAGGAGAACAAGAAAAGATTAATGAAGATTGTGAACTTGGCTATAACTATGGTATTGGCAATACCGATGTTCATTCTAGCCGTTCCTTTCTATATGTATAACAAGTTTAGAGGCAAGGTATAAATCCCATCTGCCCAATATATAGCGAAACAATAATAAATACAAGAAAATGGCAAAACCGAAATTTGATTACAATGGCGATGCTTTCTACGATGAGATAGAACAGCTTGCAAAGCAAGGTCAGAAGGATTCTGAAATTGCCTACGCCCTTGGTTTGAAGTTTGGGGTTGACCTAAATCCACAGGTCTTCAACCGAATGAAAAACGGAAAATACGAGAATTGGAATGAAGACGAAAATGCGGAAAGAGGCGAAAGAATAACTCAATCCCTCGTGCGTGGCAGAGAGTTTATTAATGCAATCGTGCGTGGCAGATTCCTTAAATGCGCTCTTGGAGGTGTCAAGGTAAAAGGCAAGACAACCACCAAAAGACACATGGTTGTAGATGGAGTTATGACAGATGATATAGTAGTGGAAACTAGAGAAACCGAGCAGGAGACCCCACCTAACGTACAAGCTCTTTCAACTTGGCTATTCCATTACGATATGACTTGGAGAGAGATACAGAGAGGTAAGAAGGATGAAGAGGAAAAGGGCATTCCTTTTGACCCTAAGAAAGGTATATCCGTCAATAAGTGGATAGAAAGAGAGATTGAGCAGGAAGCAGAAGAGCAAGAGGAGGGTGAATAATGACAAAAACACATTCCGTTTATTATCCGTTGTATAATGACAAGACGCATTTCATTTACCTTATTACAGGAAGCCGTGCGTCAGGAAAAAGCTTCTCAGCTTCCCAATTTATCGAAAGACTAACCTTCGAATACAATGCGGAAAGAAAGATAGCGCATAAGATACTTTATACACGTTATACGATGGTGAGTGCCGCTATTTCCGTAATTCCAGAGGTTAAAGAGAAGATTGAGATTGATGGTACGCAGGATTACTTCAAGAACACGAAGACCGATATAGTCAATAAGATGACAGGTGCTGAAATCATGTTCCGTGGTATAAATACTTCGAGTGGTAATCAGACTGCAAAGCTAAAGTCTATTCATGGTGTGACAACGTTTGTCGTTGACGAGGCTGAGGAATGGACTAGCGAAGAGGATTTTGAACGCATCATGCTCTCAATCCGTCAGAAAGGCTTGCATAACCGAGTAATAATCATTATGAACCCTTGTGATTCAAATCATTGGGTATATAAGCGTTTTATCGAAAAGACACATAAAGAGGTGTATTTTGATGGTGTTCCTGTCCAGATCAGCACAGACCCAAGAGTACTTCATATACATACTACATATCTTGATAACATAAAGCATCTGTCACCGGAGTTCCTTAACGAGGTATTAGAGATGAAGGAGAATGAACCGGAGAAATATGCTCATATAATGATAGGTAGATGGTCTGACGTGTCAGAGGGTGCAATCTTCAAGCATATTGGCATCGTTGATAAGTTCCCTAGCAATGCAAGGAAAGTAGCCATCGGTGTAGACTGGGGATACTCAAAAGATTATACGGCTATTGTAAAGTGTGGCATCGTTGACAATCGCCTATACATAGAGGAACTTTGCTATAGAACGGAAATGTTGTCCAGTGATATAATAAAATTCTTGCGCCCTTATGCGGACGAAGGCTTGTTTGTGTATGCGGATAGTGCTGACCCTAGACTTATAGATGAGGTTGCTCTTGGTGGAATAGTTATATATGGAGCACAAAAGGGTGCTGGTTCTATATTAGCTGGTATTGACAAGATGCAGACATTCGAAATCTTCACAACTAGACAATCTGTCCATTTACAGAACGAGTTCCGTAAATATGTGTGGTCTAAGGACAAGGATGGCAATTATATCAATGTACCTGAAGACCATGACAATCATTTAATAGATGCAGCCAGGTACTACATTCTTGCCGTGTTGCTTGGTAAGGTAATGAAGCAAAGAAAAGCGTCAAAATCAGACTTAGGAGTGTACTAAATGACAAATATATTTACGTTTGTAAGAAAAATACAAGTAGTTAAATATAAGGCAGTTAGTTAACAACTATTGTAATGGTGGACAAATATTAAAGGTAAAGGAAAAAGATTATTTGCTAGTTGGAGATAAATCTTGTAGCAAATAGTCTTTTTTATTCACTTAAAAACAAAGTGAAAGGCATCTTTCAAATAAAATAGGTAGATATTATGTTTATTATTACCTTTGCTTCAAAAAGTTATAAGGATGTTTGTAGATTCAATTATTCAGATAAAGACATATTTTCGAAACCTCACGCTCAATGCATTGGGTGTGGAGAGAAGTATCTTTGAACGTTTGGATGATAACGATGTTGATACGGTCGTGAATATGATGGAGCAGCATGATTTCGATGTGGATAATGCTATTTCGGAATATAATCCGCAAACCCATAAGGTGATGAGCCGTGAAGATAAATGGGTAAAGGGAGAGAAACCATATAGGACGGAGAAGTTGGCAAGAACACGACAAAGATATATCAATGAGGTAGAATTGTTTTTCTTGTTGGGTAATCCCATAATGTGGAAGAAGACCGAAGGTGATGATGAAGCTTTTGAATTATATAAAAAATACCTGAAGAGTATATACTTCAATACCAAGCTACGCCAATGTAAGCGACTTGCCGGAGCGGAAACCGAAAGTGGGCTAGTCTTTAATTTCTCTCAGAAAGATGGAGAGATGCATGTTGATGTGTATGTAGCTGCTCGTTCAAAAGGGCACAAAATGAGAGAACTGTTCGACCAGTACGGGAATATGCTTGCTTTTGCCATAGGCTATTCCTTGAAACGAGAAGCAAGGACTATTGAATGTTGGGATATACTTACATCAGTCTTCAACTATCATTGTGAGCGTGGTGGATTTGGATGGAAAGTGTATAAGTATCCTAATCCAACCGGAAAGATTAATGGCGTTTATTTTCATCAGCCGAAGTCATGGGAAGGAGCAGAGCCAAGAATGGAACGTGAAGAGATGCTAGATTCCAAGATTGGAGATACCAACAACTACTTTGCCGACCCTATTGCAGCGGCTACTGCTGACGTGATACATTCTATTCCTAAACGGAATAAGCCAGGGAAGCTGATACAACTGACAAGCAAGAATTCTAGGTTTGAATACATCAATCCTCCTCAGAACTCGGAAATTCGCAAGGCGGAGAAAGAGGACTTGGCTCAATCTATATTGTTTGATACATTTACACCGGATATGTCACCGGAATTAATGAAAGCCATGAGCACGCTTACCAGTGTAGGTATAAAGCGAGCGTTGGTATTGGGCTATATCAAGAGGGCGAACCGAATGGAAATTTACGAAGAGCTTGTCGGTAGATTGTCGCATGTGATTATTGCCGTTATGAAGGAACTATATCCCGAGATGAGAAGCAAATTGGATAAGCTTGAGGTTGAATTCGAATTTTCAGAGCCGTTTGAGGATGACAAAAAGGATAAGTGGAAAGTTATTGCGGAACTATATAATCAAGGCGTACTCTCGTTAGAGACTGCTGTTCAAATGCTTGCACTCACGGACGCTCCTGCTGAAGAGATAGAAAAGATACGCAAGGATTCCGAAGAAAAAGTTGCGTTAGCTGCAAAGGTAAAGGGAGGCGAAAATACAACTTCATAACATCAAATGCTTATTGTTTTTTGGGGGCGCATTTCCTGCTCGGATTTGCGCCCTTTTTGCACTTAAATTTTAAGTGAAAGCATTGTGGTAAAAATATAATATTATTCCTCATTTTGTTTTTAACTTTGCTGACATGAATTCGAATGAACTTATCATAAACGGAAAGGATGCTTGGACTAACTATCGTGTAAAGATGGGTAGTGGATTCTTAGATGCATTAGAGGCTGATGCAGACAATAAGAGTTATATTGCCAACGAGGTAAGAACTGAGCATGGAACTAGGGTTGTTCCTATTCGTCCAAAAAAGGCAGAAAGAAGCATTACATTAGAGTTTGTCATTATTGGCAGAGACCATACTGACTACAATAAAAGGGTAAAAGCCTTTGATGCGCTTATGGATAATGGCTTTGTTACTATACAGGTTCCGAAATCAAAAGATGATGTTTATCGTTTGTATTGTGCAAGAAAATCATCTAGCTATTCAAGGGGAAAAGGAGGTTCTATAGGCAAGAAGAGTTTGAAGTTAGTGGAGTACAATCCTACAAATAGAGGAGAACTGACGGATTCGGATAGAGAAAAATTCACTTTAAAAGAATTTGAAGATATAGGATAATTATGAAAACTTTCAAGGAAATCGACATAAAGTACTACGATAATAGCGGAAACGTACAAGTAAGATGTACAATTCCTGTTACACAAGATGCATTAGTTCATTATGAATTGATGCAGTCTCACTATTGTAAGCTTTCGTTTAACCTTTCTAGACCGACATATTTCTTGCGTGGTGATTTTATCGAAACACCATATGGGCGATTTGAGCTTATAGATTTAACTAAGGCCAAAGATAATGATACTATTGGATATTCCTACGAAATCCAATTCGATGCCTATTATCGTAAGTTAAAGAATAAGATCCTGAAGTATCGCCCGAATACAGGTTCACAAGAAGCGACATTCTCTCTTACTTCAAAAATTAGTACTCATATAGAAGTGATAATGAAAAATCTAGCTTATTATGCGAAGTTAGATAAGTCTTACCTTTATGACCCTAATTTTGAAGGAGAAGGAACGGATTATACTTATGTTATAGATGCTAGTTTAGATGCGAATGCTGCAAAGCTTATAACTTACTCTAATACAAGTATATTGGATGCTATTGCGAATATAGCTCAGACGTTTGGTTGTGAATGGTGGTTTGAGGGAAATATACTGCATTTTGGAACTTGCGAGAATACGAATGCTATTACTGATTTCAGACTTAACGATAATATCGTTTCTATGTCAAGCTCACAAAGCCAATCCACTTATGCAAACAGGGTATATGCTTTTGGAGCTGCAAGGAACTTGCCTAGCGGATACAAGAATGATTCCGATGCAGATATAACAAAGGATGGTGTTGTCGAAAAACGCCTTATGCTTCCAACGTCAGCAGAATGTTCTGAACAAAACAAGCAAATGCTGGCAGAGAATGGCTTTGAGCTGAAAAACGGATATATACAAGTCGGTGGACTCCATGAAGACCAGTATGTAGAAGGAGTAACAACAAATGATGATATTTATCCAAGAAATCTTATCAAGACTTCTAAGGTAACATCATATGAAAAAGATGTAGAAGATGAAAGTACACCCGAAGAAGGAGATTACATCAAACGGACTTTTTATCGTGTTAATTCGCTTGCTATTGTCAATGAAGATGGCGAAAAAACAGGTGATATGGCTTTCCGAAAGGCGTATATTCTTAGTGGCAAGAACTTACATATAGTATTCCAAAGCGGTTCTCTTAGTGGTATGAACTTCGAATGTGAGTTTAATCCAGATGGAGTTTCTGAAATACTTAAGGACGATGATGGTAATCCGATATTGAAAGATGGAAAAGAACAGATAAATCCTAAGTCGCAGGTATTTGAGATTGTTGCTAATGAGGATTATGGTCGTTTCTTGCCGGATATAACTTTGCACCCGAAGGATGGAGATACTTTTGTTCTCTATAATTGGGATTCTACCAAATTGGGTGATACTTTAGTTTCTTCCGCTTCCAATGAGTTGCTGACGGATGCCATAAAGGATTTGAAGAAGTCCATGATAGACCCTACGACATATACATGTACCGCTGAGGCTAACTATTCCTATAATCAGGGTAGGGGTAACTTGCATGGAGTAGGAGACAGAGTAAATCTTTATAATAAAGGTTATGGTGACATTTATAGGGCTTCAAGAATTATCGGTTATGAGTTTTGTCTAGATATTCCTTATGATGGAGCAAAATATTATGTTGGAGAAAAACCGTCATATTCACGACTCAATGCAATGGAGTCTAAAATTGAGGAACTTGTCTATAATGGACAGAGTTATCTTAATGGTAATGGCGGAAGCGGAAGGTCGATTTACATCATTAAGAGTTATGATAGCATAACTCCTACGGATTATAATGTATTTTCAGCAAAAGCTGTTGATGAACAAAGATTAAACAAGACAAAGGACGACACCGCTCACGGAACTATCACTTGGAAGAAGATTCAGAAGTTCCTTAGTGGATTGACAGCAGAAGACTTATCTCAATTTAAGAAGGGCGCAACCTTCGGAGAGTTCATTCAGGGAATGCTCTTCGGTACGGGCGGTAGAATTGATGAACTGGGCAATGCGGAGTTTGAAAGCATCACATCCCGAAGTTCCATTATTACAAAGGAGCTTATTACCAACAGGCAGACGGCAATGGAAAGCAACTTTGTCTTTACGGAAAGTGGTCTGGTTGAAACGGTGACGGAGATTCCTGCAACAACGGAGGACGGCAATGTAACCTATGACTTGAAGTTGCAGAAGCGGTGGGATAACGACTTCACCGCATTCAAGGAGAATGATGTGATATTGGCATCAATCAATACATTGACGGAAAACGGCAAGTATTACGATATGTGGCTGCGAGTGCTCTCGGTCAATACGGTAACGAATACCATCACGGTTGTATGCTACCCCGATAATGAATGTCCTAGCAAGAAGAATTATCCACCTTGCGAACTGGCGAGACTGATTCGTTGGGGAAATGCGGTGGATGAAGACAGACAGAGCTGCTGGTATATATCATCTTCTGAAGGGTTGCTTGTGTGGCTCGACCACGTTACAAAGCCTATCATCGACAAGACGAACTACTCTCTTGCGATGGGCAAGCTGCCAGATGCGCTATCGTTCCTGTTCCAAGACTTCCCTACCGCCAACAAGCGAGACGGAGCGTTCTACGCCAAATGGATGATGGCTGCATCGTTTCAGCAGATAGACTATCAGGGCAACCCAATCTACACGACAAGAGACAGAGGTGTTTGGAGCTTGGCTGTGGCGCAAGGCGATAATCCTTACCGCAATGGTGACAGGACGATTGATACCGTCTATTATCTCGGCTGCAAGTGGCAGTGCCTCGAAGACAAGACAACGAAGCCTCCAACCTACTCCTCTACAGCTTGGGCATTCGTGGAAGGTAATCCATATTTTACCCTCGAAATGCTATCATCGAAGCTGTGGAACTTCCGTCTCAACGACCTAATGGCAACGAATACTGATGGCTCTTGGAAGGTATTCACTACTCTATCAGTGGTTGGAAGACTCTACAATCAGGACGTTACGGACTCGATGGTAAATGTTGTATGGACTAGGGATAGCGGAGACCCAACGGCAGACAACAAATGGGCACTCTCTCACGCCAACTGCGGATTGTCGGTTGATTTGACGTACGAAGACCTCGGTGGTTCTGCATTCAAGATAGGTAGTGTGACATTCCGATGTGATGCCGAAATCAAGGATGGCGAAACGATGTATTCCGAGGATGTGAGTGTTAGTTTCTGATTAATGTTGAACTTTTAAAATAAATAGAAATGGCTAAAGAATTAGCGGTTAGCGTTGACAAGATGATGGAGATACAGCCTACAGCTTACTCTCAGTCCGTCAGCATAGAAATAGTTGGAAATATCATCAATAGACAGCAGTATGATGGTATCGAAGACTCATTTTCTCCCGACTTCTCTATTCGCCCTTGTACGATGTTTCCAGCCTGCTATCTTATCGACCCAGATAATCCAGGGGAGACGCAAAACTGCAACAGTCGGTTGGATTCATTTAAGTGGTCTGAGGTGACATCTAGCGGCATAGTGATAGTAGCTACAAGTGAGAATGCAAGTGTAAAGGCAGGATATGAAGCCGTGAGGGAAGGAACGGATAAGGGAACTCTCTATATCAAGCAGAACTCCGTTCTAGGAAAGCCACGAACAATGCGATTTGAAGGAAGCTGGACAGACCCAGTTTGCGGATATAAGTACACATTCGTTGCTAATAAGGCTCTCTATTTGGAAGACTGCACTAACGCAAGAGCTGAGATTATGCTGGATAGTCCACCTACGGTGCTTTGGAATCCCCTTAAACACGCTTCATTAAGAACTCTTACCGCAAGGATTATGGTTGGAGCGAAGGATAAGACGGCTGACAGCAAGACGAGGATATGGTGGTATCGTATTCTTGACAACGGAACGAGACAGCTTATCACTTCTGCTGACGATGCCGAGAATTACGAGATTACGGCAATGACCAAGGGTGCGAACGGTCAGATTTCGTCTATCACTATTGATTGCGATATGATAGGCGAAGGCATCGGATATGAGTTGAGAGCGTGCTATATCTATAGCGGCAGTATTCCTTCATCTCCCCGTGATGCCGATGCTCGAAAGGTTACGTACATCAACAGAACCATTCCGCCGCTCACGGCTCAGTTCGTAGGCAAAGGCTTCGGTCTTAATTCTGACACAGCTTTCGTAACTTGTCAGGCTATCGTAAGCGACAACAAGGAAGTTATCGAGCCTTCTGTGTGGAATAAGATTATCAGAGCGAAGTGGCAGAAGGTAACGTACGGAAAGAGCGTAAACAACGGCGTTACCACAATGACTGAGAGTGTGGATGTATTAGGTTATGGTGAGACGTTTCAATGTCCGTTCGAAGCGAAGAAAAGCATCCGTCTCACCATCGAAGACCGAGGAGCTTACGAGCTTCTTGTTGATGAGAACGGAAATGCCCTTGTCGATGAGGATGGAAAATACATCATATCAAGGGAGATTGACGAGAATAACGGATAATGTTGTCTAACTTAAAAAAATAAAGAATTATGAAATACTACGTTAAGGTTACGAATCAGGTTGCTGAGAAAATTATCAAAAGCGGAGTACCGCTGACAATGACAAGTGACGGAAACTGTCTGCTCTATCAGAGTGAGCTGAATGGTGTGGATGGTGTGAACCTCAATGAGAGAGCAGCCAATGCTGGTGGCTCGCTGATAGCTGAGAGCGATGCCCTTGCGGAAATCAATGGAACTACCGATGCTCCTGCCTCCTGCTACACTCCAGTGGCGTATGGCGGCGAGGATGATACAAGAAACAATGACTATATCGGTTCGGATGGCGGCGGTAATTCGTCTTCCGAGAATAATACAGACACTAAAGAAGAAAGCGAGGTGACAAATGAGTAAAGCTACGGTAACAGGACAGATTGTCGTCACAAGCAATGGTACTACCTTGCACCCTATCCTGCAATGTACTATTGGCGATGTGTACCAAAACTACGATGGTGACCCAGCGTCACCATCCAACGTTGTACCAAACTTCGAGGCGAGCGGTACAACGAAGCCAAAGCTGGTTATGCAGGCATATTCGGCGGAACAGGGCGCAGGCAATTCGTTTAACCTCACTAAAGGCACTCCGACTTGGATTGTCGCTGGTGTAACGTTGGCTTTCAATGCCTCGCACGTTTCTACTACTTTACTCGGGGGCGCGACAGGGCATTTTACGGAAGGTTCTGATTCGAACGGTAATCCAACATTGACCGTCAACAAGAACCTTATCAATGTCAATGATGGCGATTCATTCACTATTGTCTGCAAGGTTGATATATCCATATCAAACACAAATGTGAAACTTCAAGCTATGTACCCAGTATATATAGCCGAAGGTGTGACTGATTCCAAGCGTATGAACATCATCGCAACGTCAACCAAGAATCTCTTCACAATTACGGAGAAGGGCGGAACCTGTACTGTCAAGGCACAGGTTACGGACGGCAGTACGGTTACATCTACTGGATATACGTTCAAATGGTATCTGCCAGATACTACTAGCGGAGAATGGGTACTCAAGCAGGACAGCACCTCCGCTACATTCACCATCAATGAGACGGACGTGGATTCTTCCATCATCGTTAAGTGTGAAGCATACAAGGGTAAAGAATTCTACGCTTCCGACACACAGACTATCAATGACGTGTCGGACGAGTATATTATCTACCCGAACCCTACGGACGGCAACGACAACCCTGTAGCCGAGAACTTCATTCAGAACTCAGGCGGCAAGATTGTGTATAAGCCGTATATGCGCAAGAGAGGTTCAACGGCAAACGAGACTGGAGTAACGTTCTCGATGTCTCTCTACTCCAATGCAGGTGTGCCTATCAACTCTGCTATCACGAAGTCGGGCAATACGTTCACGATTACCGAAGCTGGTATCAGAGAATATAAGGGTGCGGTTTATTCTATCACAGGAACTAAATAGTATAGCCTATGGTAAAGGTTTTAGCAGAAGCGACTGGCTCTATTTCTATCTCTATGAGAGGTGAAAAGGGCGAAAGCGGTGATACCCCCTACGTTATCAAGACGGTTGTCGATTATGCTATTACATCAAGTGTAAGCGAAGCCAAGAAGTGGTCTTCGACCGCACCCGATGCGAGTGCGGCATCCAACAAGGGCAAGTTCCTTTGGACGAGGACTACTTATACTTGGAGCAATAACAAGACAACGGAGAATATCACCTATACGTACATCGGAAAGGATGGCAAGGATGGCACTTCCGTAACGATTAAAGGTTCGAAGAACAGTACATCCGAGCTGCCTACTTCGGGCAATACATTAGGTGATGGATATATCATTAGCGGCTACCTGTGGGTGTACACTGGCACATCTAAGACTGACTCCACTCACGCTAGAGGTTTTGAGAATGTAGGAAAGATTCAAGGTGAACCAGGAGCAGCAGCAACACAGTACTATACACACGTTGCTTGGATGAAGGATTCCAAGGGTACGGGATTCACTACTATCGCTGGCGGCGGAGAATATGCTTATTTCGGAGTACTTGTTGACAAGAACCCAAATGCTCCTTCTGCTGCTGGCGATTGGGTAAAGTACGACTGGTCTTACGTCAAGGGTGCAACTGGCAACGGAATCAAAAGCACCGAAGTAACCTATCAGATTGGCAGTAGCGGTACTACTGCACCTACAGATGGCGTTTGGGATACTAAGATTCCGAATATTACGGACGAAAAGCCATATCTGTGGACACGTACCATCTTCAAGTACACGAACGGCAGTAGTGCCACATCTTTCTCTGTGGCAACGAGGGGAACAAAAGGTGCTCTGATGCGAGAGCATGACGGCTTTGAGTCGGGGAAGTACAAATATCTATCTGGCTCTGGTGCAGAAGAGTATATTGACGTTGTGTGTATCAATGGTAAGTGGTGGCAATGTATTGTCACTTACGATGATAAAACAGATACTCCTAGCTTGGATGATGGACATTGGGGAGCGATGAATAGCTATAAGTCGATAGCAACTCATCTTCTCCTTGCTGAGAATGCAACCATTAATATGCTCGGAACTAATCAGATTAATCTGTTTAATTCGACTGATACTACTAATAGTAAGGTGTATGGCTCGTTCAGAGTGGTTAAGGATGTTAACGACTGGAGCCTTTGGCTTGGTGGTAAGGATGGGGATTCGGCTTCTTTCGCCGTAACACGTGGTGGCGCAATAAAGGCTACGGCTGGAACTATCGGGTCTTTCACGATAAGGGAGTTGCAAGGTGGTTACTACGACTTTTTTGCCAACTACGGAGGAGTTGCAGATTTTAGCGCACCATCGAGCATCTCTTTGAACTCGCAAGGCATACTTGCATCTACAGGAAGTCCTGGTAATGGAGCGCGGTTCTTCTTCGGCAATAGCGAGTTTACTAATGATGCTCCCTCTTGGGGTAACGGAGCTTTGCAAGTGTCTTTGAATTTCCAATATGGAGCAGACACAAGTCAAACGGCTGCTAACATATATGTCATGGGTAAATCGAGTAGCACCGCAACGGCTCTACAATTATCTGCAACGGGCGGCTTGAATAATCACGCAATCGCCATACGTGATGGAGATGTGGCAGGTCTTAGACCATCTTTCGTGATGATTACATCAAACTACACTCTTACTGAGTATAATCACACGGTGGCGTGCGACAATACATCAGCAATAACGCTAACGCTGCCATCATCCCCAAAACTTGGTCAATGCTACACGGTCATTCAGCAAGGAGGTAGGGTGACACTTTCAGCGAATATAAGTATCTATGATTCTCGTAATTTCAAAACTGCAACAACCTGGTATTCGGATACAAGAGGACAAGTAAGTTGGATATGGTACAATGGTGGTCAGTGGATTGTATGTTTTTCGACAAATTAAAATTAATTAGATATGAAGATAGAATTAGAGCACTTGGAAGTATTTATGACACTCGATAAGAATCAGTGTCAGGTAGTTAACGCACGCAAGCAGATTGCCAATCTTATCTACTCGCAGGGAGCAGGACTCGGACTGGCAGGACAGGCTCTTGCCGTGAAGATGTGGAACGGAAGTGACGAGACTGAGTACACCGATGAAGAAGTGAAAATCATCAAGGAACTCGTTGAGCGTACCACTGCCCCTTGCTTCATTGATGCAGTGAATGCCGCTATCAGCAATGCGGCATCGGCAGATAAGGAAAATAAGTAATAATATCTTTTAAAGACGTAATATTATGGCTATAAGGACAAGAAAAATCAGCGATTGGCTGTCTGCTAATGGACAAGCCATCACAAATGCTTCAGCAGCCAGCATGAAGGCTTATCTGGAACAGAATCTCCGTTCCTTACAGGATGGAGTGTACATCGGCAAGATTCAGAAGGAAACTTGGGGTTCGTTTATGCGATGCGAAGCTTGGCAGACTACCAGTATAGGTATTAGTAGGAATGATGCTGATGCAATCGTAGTTCAGCATGGCAGCAAACGTATAGGAATTGCTCTTGTAGGGCCTCGTGCAGCGATGAAATGGGGAAGCGTACAGGATGCTAGTTCCGTCGGATATCAGACATCAAGCGATTGGAATCTCCTTGACGGAAGGACCAGAACATCCGCTATAATGGCGAGCAGTTATTACAAGAATGATTCTCCTCAGACATCCGCAGTCGCTTACTGTTATAACTACTCGAAATCACATACGGGTGACTCTGGAGGAGACGTAGATATTTCTGCGAAGTCATGGTATCTTCCTGCTACAGGAGAACTCGAAATTATCCGCTCTCACTTCGAGACCATCAATCTTGCCTTGCAGCGTATAAAGGACGCAGGTAAGCAGAGTGCTGATTTGCTCCAACGGGCGAATTACTGGTCGTGTGTTGAGGATTCGGGCGCGAGTGCGTGGATTCTGAATTTCGGCAATGGCAATCGGTACAGCAACGGTAAGGTCGGCAATTCAGGTCGGGTTCGTCCTGTTACAACATTTTAATCATTTTATCTCTTCACCCCTTTACCTCTTTCCGACCGCAGGTCGGGCAAGCAAGGTTGAGAGGTGGGGAATTACAGGCATATAAATAATAACAATATCACGAATAATTAGTGGCAATAAGTCAGAATATCTATGGCATTAGCGAAGGATTTACAGATATATAAGGACACTTTTGAGTTGGTCGATAAGCTCACGGCTATGAAGGTTGGTTTTCCGAGAATGTATCGTTACGATTTAGGTGAGAAAATGACAAGCGTTTCTCTTGAACTTTTCGAGTATATTCAGCTAGCGAATATGTATGCGGATAACAGACATCAGTATATGATGGGGTTTCGTGTCAAATTCGAACTTCTTAAAACAATCCTTCGCCTTTGCTTCAAGAGAAAACTATTCTCAGGGAAGCAAGCGGCAGATATTTGTAGATTGACAACCATCATCGGTAGGCAGGCTACAGCTTGGGGAAATTCAAAGAAAGGTTAGTCCTGCTTTGAATAAAGCTAGAGTATAATTAGGTTAAGGCTTATTATAGAATGTGATTCTCCATAAATAATGGTCTCGCTGCTGTCAAGTCGTATCATCATTTGTTCGGTGTAGCGAAGCAGCTAAGATGTATAATAAAGAGCGAGAAAATAGCGGACGGGTTACTGGTCGTGTGTTGAGAATTCGGGCGCGAATGCGTGGAATCTGGGTTTCGACAATGGCAATCGGAACAACAACGGTAAGGTCGACAATTCAAATCGGGTTCGTCCTGTTACAGCACTAGTTAGGAGAGTTAGGGAGATAATAGTAATGGTAAAGGCAGAATGTATTATAGCAGCCTACGAAGACTGCCGTAAAGGTAAAGCATCATCACCAGATGCGATAAGGTTTGAAACATACCTATTTGAAAATATAACGGACTTGGTTGAAAGGATAAACTCAAGGACTTACGAGCCGATGCCATCCATTACCTTTGTTGTCTCCCGACCTGTCTATCGAGAGGTCTTTGCCGCCAATTTTCGTGATAGAGTTATTCATCATTATATTGCCCTGCGATTAGAACCGCTATTTAAGGGAGTTTTTAGCGACAGAACATACAACTGTCGATGCGGTAAGGGTCAGCTATATGGGGTAAGGCAGCTTGCGGCTGATATTAAAGAATGTTCTGAGAACTTCACTAAGCCGTGTTGGTATCTGAAATGCGATATGAAAGGCTTCTTTATGAGTATTCCTAGAGAAGAACTTGCAGACAAAGTAGATGCGTTTATTTTAGACAATTACAAAGGAGATGATATAGAAGACCTGCGCTACTTGTCTCGTGTCACGATAAAGAATGACCCGACAAAGAACTGTATCAAACGCTCTTCCGAAGAGACTATGGCAAAAGTGCCGAAAGGCAAAACTTTACGAGGAGCAGAGAAAAACCACGGTCTCCCTATCGGCAACCTTACAAGCCAACATGACGCAAACTTTTGGCTCAATGATTTTGATTGGATGCTTGAGATAATTCTACATATCTATCACCACGGAAGATACGTGGATGATTTCTTCTTGATTCATCAAGATAAACGGGTATTGTTAGCTTCTATCCCTAAGATAAGGGAATGCCTTGCCAATATAGGCGTTACCTTGCACCCTAGAAAGATAGAACTGCAATCTGTATATAAAGGTATCAAGTTTACTGGTATGGTGGTGAAGCGTGATAGAATTTATTCTAGTAATCGCATGGTAAGCAACTTTAAACAACTGGTGCATCACATGAACACATTACCTGATAGTTACACTATAGAGGAATTGCAGCACTACGTTTGTTCTATCAACAGCTATCTAGGATTGATGAAACATTGTGATAGCTATGATATCAGAAAGGGCATTATGCTGGAAATGGATTTGAAATTCTATAAACACCTTTATATTAAAGGTCATTATGAATGTGTCTGTATCAAGAATAAATACAAGAGAGATATAATTAATCGAAAGAAGCTAAAGAAACACAATAGTAAGGATTTCGATTTTCTAATGGATAATTACTATGAATCAGATAAAAAGAAGAACACTAGAGAGAATCCCGACCGAGAAGGAAATAAGTCTGCTTCTTGACAAAGGAGCAGAAGTCGAAATCTATATGAAAGACGGAAGGATTAATATAGAAATAGGAGAGCCGCCATAGCGCCAAGAAAACTCAGCGTTACGGCTTTTTATCAACACACCTTAAAACTACTCAGATGAGCACCCTCCAGCGAAAACACCTCATTACCCATCGGCAAACCATATATCTTATTCCCTACAAAACGGCAACCCTTCGTTGTAGTTATCATCCTCTCGAAATCAGCCGTTGTTACCAGTGCAGCTTGGATGATAGCATCCATTCCGGAAATCTCCCTTGTGTAATAGAAGACAACCCCTATCACCTAACCCTTCTCTATCCGCTTATACAACTCGTAAGCTTCAGAGCCTTCACTTGGCTTCCATACATACTTGACATCAACAAGCCCCACGGCAACATCACCCTTCGTCCCGTTTTTGTCCACGGCTACACCCCTATAAGTATCAAATCTTTTAATATTCATAATCTTAATATTTTGATTTCTGCCGCAAAGATACAAAATTAATCTGAAAGCACAATGCTTCCGTTACCGAAAAATGAGAAAGAGGTAACAGAGAATCGGTAACGAAACTTACGAATTGTTACTTTTTATAAAGTTTAACATAAAAATCAATCTAAAATCAATTTCTTTTATTAGAAAATGCGTACATTTGCGGCATCAATCTTTTAAATCAACTAAAATATAATAGCTTATGACTAAAGAAGACGAAGCCGAAGTCCAACGGCTATTAAAGAATGTGGACGTTACCGAGCTGATGGATATGCTTAAGAAGCACGGAAATCGGTATAGCAGGAGAATATTAAAGTTCTTCCGCTGGTTCTGCAAGTATGTGCCTATCATTATTATGTTCTTTCACGCATACGGCATATGGGAGTTCTCTCAGCATCCACGTGAGATGTTTATCCCATATAATGAAAATATGCCTTGCTATATCTTTATTTATTTCATGGTTTACGTCCTGCCGATGGTGACGATACTGGCAAGTAGATTTTTCTTCTTGTGCCAGTGGTATCGCATTCCATTTATGTACTACTTAGGCATCAATGCGGCTCATATTGTAGAGTGGAGTTGGTACACAACTAAAGATATGGTGGATTCCTGCTTTACGGTCATGGTCGTGACAGCTATATTCTATTTGTATAGCTTTACTAGAATGTTTGTTAATGAAACGAAACTAGGACGTAAAATTTGTGCATAAGATATGGGAAAGATATTAAGTTATAAGTTGCTAGGTACAGCTTTGAAGTCATTGAGCGATGCTTGCTTTAAGGCAGACGAGCAGCAGCGAAATGGCGAGAAGGTCACCGCTTGCGGTATGAGCGATGATGACCTGGATAGATTGTGTGACATCATCCCCGATATGCTCAATCCGATGTTGAGCACCGAGGAAGTTAAGGAGAAATTGCACGTTTCTGATGCCACTTTGAACAGGATGGTTGCTAGAGGTGACATTCCGAACGGAGAATGCAAGAAGCGTGGGCACACCCGATATTGGAAGAAGTGGGATATTCTTCACTTCATTAAGAGTAAGAGAGGTAAGTAATTGCCTCTCTTTTTTATTTGGTACAATATAATAGACAAACACACACACATTTCCCCGAAAAATATACGCACTTTTTGCCTTAAATTATACGTAACGATATATGATGCTACCTTCTATCACCTTAAAACACTGATAATCAGCCACTAAAAGAAAGTGTGATAGAGTTATATTTGCTCTCCCCTATTCTTCGTACCTTTGCATCCGTAACGTTACAATAGTGTTAGTTAATATTAAGGATAACTTAAAAAGATTGTATCATGGAAATGACAGATGCAAAAGTAGTAGAGAAGAAAATCTACGAAGAGGGAAAGAAGCACGATGAGTATGCTTCTAAAGGTATCGCAGGCACAGGATTGGGTCTTGGCATAGCAGGCACTGCACTCGGTCTTGGTGCTTGGCTGTTTGGCGGTAATCGCAGTGTGTTTGGTTCACTCGGTGGCGGCAATATGCCTGAGAACGTGAATATCAACGCAAACGGCTATGGCGCAAATGCGAATGCTAATCAGCCAACCGCCTTGCAGGTAATGGAGAAGGAATGCGCTGATGAGGTTAAGCTGCTTACCGACATGTTCGGTTTGAAGCTCGACACCGCTAACAAGTTCTACGCTATGCGTGAGACTGACATCGCTGAGAAGTTCTCTATGTACAAGGGTGCTACAGATGCTATTAACGCCGAGAACCGCCGTGCAATGGAGGCTGAGTTTGGTCTCTACAAGTCTCAGATTGATGCGGACTTTGGTTTGTACAAGAATCAGAGAGACCAGTATGACGCACTACAGGCTAAGTATAGCGACCTCGACAAGAAGGTAGCCGTGATGGAAGCCCTCACTCCTTACAAGGAGAAGCTTATGATGGCTTACGTTAACGAGAAGACCTGCAATTGCTTGCGTGGTCAGTTGGTACTCCCATCTACGCCAGTAATTTCAGGCTACGGCAGCTATTGCTGTAACAGCACTGCTCCTTCCACGCCCACTACAGGAGCGTAACAGAGCAAGAAAGTCTGTAAGAAGGACTAAGAAAAAATGAGTTGGTGAGGGGTGTTTGCCCTCGTTGGTGGATGCCCTCTCACCTCTCTATAATATCACCAACTTAAAAAGAATTTTTATGATGAATTTTGGAAACAGCCCTTTGCTTGATATGGGCACAAGTCAGCAGCAGCCGCAGATGATGGATGCCGAGCTACAGAAGATGTATGAGGCAATACAGCAGAAGCGAGCATCTATCAATATGCAAGCGCAGCAATCTTCAACCCCACTCTGGGATGAGATTGACAAGATTGAGGACAATCTGACAGGCGCACAACGTCAGTACTTGATGCAGAATCAAGAATATGTCAATAGCTTGCAATATGTGTCTAAGCTGGTTCAAGATGAAGAATTGCGTATCATACGCCCTCGTATTGAGAGCACTCAGCAAGGACAGGAAGCATTGAAGAAACATCTGTCTTTAATGCAACGACTGAGAAAGGAAGTGGCACAGGCAGAGGAACAAAAATCTGCTATGCTCAACGATTATATGACTAATCATAGCGATAAGACTTGGCAAGAATATCTTGTATGGTACAACAAAACAAAGAAAGGAGAAACTAAGAAATGAACGTAACAGAACTTAAAGAGAAACTGCTTACATCGCTTGACTTGTGGGCAGATGCTAGAATAAGTGATATGGTGAAGGAGAACCCTGCATTGGCTATCCCTTCCGTGTATATGAAGCGAGCTTCGCATAACATTATCGCCAAGCACAAGGATAGTTGGGGCAAGAGCATTGACAACGCTACCCTATTCATCGCCGATGAAGACGGCAACATAGATGCTGACACCATATTCTCAGACCTCATGCAGATGCTAGAGAATATAAGCAACTACGAGTTTGATTTCGGATTTATCAAAGGTAGGATTGATGGCGGTACTTTGTCCATTGATTTGCCTGATAATATTATAACGACAATATTGTTCGGCAGCAAGAAGAGTATCAGCTTTACAAAAACTGACTTTGAGGAGTTGAAAAGTCTGATAACAGCAGAATAATCACATATATAAATACAAGACAATATGGAAGCAAAAGAGATTATGAGTAAGTTTGATGAGCTGTATGGAATGATGGCTTCATCAACCAACGTGAAGTATATGCACGTATTCGGCAACACAATGCGCTGCATGATGAAGGATATGGCATCAAAGCACCCAGAGTTGGCGCAAGAGTATCTTGATAAGCTCTGCGCCATCAAGTGGAAGAACTATCTTACCAAGAATGAGGCATCAGAGATTGTAAAGGGAATGAATCCATCTGCAACATGGGATATGCAGACATGGCTCAATGCTATGACTGGTCTCGGACTTGCAACAGAGGAGAAGCCTTACTACAACGATTACGCTTTGTACGTTGCAATGAATCAGGTCGTAAGCGACCACGGATATACAATTGCCAAGATACTCGGCAAGGAAGACGTGAAGGATATTGGTACAGAGCATTTGGTCAAATATGCACACAACCTTGCTCTTGACTTGTTAAAAGACAAGGATGGCGTGTACGACATCAGAGAGTATTTTCTGAAGTAACATCAAAAATATACGGTTATGAAAAAGGTATTCGAAGACATTATAGCTAGCAATGACATGCAGGCTATAAAGAACTGTGTTACGATAATGGCTGATTGTTGTGAAGTCGGAATGAACGACAGCGTAATGCTTGATATGATGAAGCAGGTCAAGGGAGAGATTGGCGCGTGTCATTATGACGAAGAAATGGCAGATATGCATCTTTGTCTCATAGGACAGCTTCACACTAAAGATGTAGCCAAGGACTATTGGCATGAGGTCAAGAATGACAACATCAATCTCGAAGACTGGTGCGTTCTCTGGGGAGAAATGGTAAAGCGTAACGACGCAAAGATAAAGAAATGGTTCCCGAAGATCAACACACTTGATTTCGAGCGAAAGATTTTCGACGAATGCGTTTCTTTCTTGGAAAACGGCGGAATGCCATATTATAATCTGAATATCTGATTTTTTTCGTTATTCTGAATGAAGTTTCGGTTTTTTTTGCTATCTTTGCAGAAAGAGACCGAAACTTTATTTTTATTAATTATTCAGGATAACGAAAATGGCAGAAAGATTAAGAGAATTATTAGTAGGGGTCGTGATAGCGGTCGTAGCCTACTTAAAGCCTATTGATGGAGAATTGAAGACATTGGCTTTGGTTTTCTTTCTCAACTTTGTGTTTGGATACCTTAGTGGTATGATAGCTAAAGGTGAGAAATTCGAACTCAAGAAGGCACTTATTTGCGTAGGTCACGCAACGATATACTTCGTTCTATGTGCAGCCGTATATACCATTGGTAGGTGGAAAGGGCAAATGGATGGAGCTATTCAATGTGTGTCAATGATTACCTACGTTGTGATTTACTTCTATGGCATGAATATCACCCAAAAGATGATGGAGATATTCAAGAAAGGTACGCCACCATGGATGGTAGCGAACTTTCTACATTATTGCCTTGGACTATACTTCTTGGAGAGAATACCTTTCCTGGCATCATTTTTTAACTCGTACAAACAACAGAAAGGGAATCAATCATGTTAATTACAATAGATAGGGCTTGGAAAAAGGATGGCTATACTATCAGCCGTCTTTACGTCAACGGTGAATTGTTCGGCTGCAATACTCTTGAAGATACAGACAGAGGATTGAATCAAGAAATGGATTTGAATGAAATCAAGAATAAAAAGGTATATGGGCAGACTGCAATACCAAGCGGCAGTTATGAATGCGTATATACCTACTCCAACAGATTCAAGAAGATGTTGCCGTTATTACTGAATGTCAAAGGATTTGAAGGAATACGCATACATAGCGGTAACTCTGCAAAAGACACAGAGGGGTGTATTCTTATCGGTAAAAACGATAAGAAAGGATGGGTTAGCGATTCTCGCTTCTGGGTAAGCAAGCTCATTCAGGCTATGAAGACAGCTTGGGATAAAAAGGAAAAAGTAACGATAGTAATTCAGTAGCTTATGAAACTGATTGATAAGATAACAAAGGTTGTAATTGCCATTGCAGTATCAATGCTGATTCTATCAATGTTCTGTAGATGTAAGGCGAAAGAACGTGTGATAGAAAAACAGACATACGTCACCGATAAGCGTAACGAGGCTAAGTGGGATTCACTCTTTAACGCAAGGCTTATTAAGGAACTGGAATCATATAAAGTATCTCACAAGGAATCGGTGAAGTCTACAACGAAAGAGAAGACTCATATAAGGGATAGTACAGCTTCGAAATACGATGCGAACGGAAACAAAGTCGGAGAAGACAGATTCCACTACGAATATCACGAGATATCACAGGAAGATGTACAGATACTGAGAGATAGTATTTCTAGTCTTAAGGAATACAAGGATAGTGCTGCGATATATCATAGCAAGTGTGACTCCTTAATCTCAGTGATAAGTAAAATATCGAAAGATAAAGTATATGTAGAGAAACAACTATCAAAGACCGATAAAGCTTTCTTGAATATAGGTAAGATAGCATCAGTTTGTCTTTTTATAGGTATTCTCGCATTTTTATGTTGGAGATACTGGAAGTAAAGCTACACAAACGTTCTTAGTTTTTTTAATATTTTTATTTGGTTATTAGTTGATTTACAAACAAAAAGGGGTGACCGCACGCGATGTGTAGCCACCCCAAAACACATATAGATAATGCACAGAAATTCAATCTTCTTCAGCTTGCAGGAACTTAATACTATACTCCGTTTCGTAGTATTTCTTCTGTTCGTCGGTCAGCATTCTTGTTTTGCTGTCAAAGAACAGGGTAAGCAGCTCTCCATAATCCTTATCGTAAAAGTAGTTGTACTTTCGGCAAAGATAATTTCTGGCATTCATACACTTGCCGGAAACTGTCTTAAACTTACGCTTTGTCTTCTGTGGCAAACCGCTGGCAGCTCTCAGCTTCTCAACGGCAAGAACCCTTCTCAGTGTTTCCTGTCTCTTTCTATTAGCCTCATCGGTACGTGTACGAGCAGCACTCTCCTTCTGTATTCGTTTTGTAGTCTCATCTGTATGCTTGACCCCAAGCCTCCTCGCCAGGTTGTTGACCGATGCCTTTGTTATACCGAGAATCTTCCCTACCTCTGTGGCCGAAAGATCTGGATAGAGATTGCGAATAGCCTGATTCCTCACATCCTTCGCTTCCCTCTTCCTTCGGATAAAGGAGTCCCCGTGTACCTTATGCAGCCACCAGTAGATGGTCTGTACGGTGCATCCGAATGATTTTGCCAATTTGCTTGGCGACTCACACGGATGCTCCTTTATATAATTTTTCTGTTCGTCTGTAAGTACGTTCATATTATTTTTTATCAGAAGAGCCGTAGCCGTTATCACCACGCTCTGTTTTGTTTAACTCATCCGTCTCTACAAACATGATGTTGTCACTTGTTTCTAGGTGAAATTGCACGATTTTATCACCAACCTTGTATCGCGGCATATTTGGCATAACATGATAGAATACGGCAGAAATCTCGCCAGTATATGGGTCATCGACAGTGCCTTCACAATTACTGAGAATCATACCAGTCTTATATACGGAAGAACGAGGACGAAACGTGAAGCATCTCGAAATATCGGCAGGTTTGTTGCGATTTTCAATCTGCAAAGCAAATCCAAGACCATACTTCCACACATTAGGGGCAACCTCTTCTTCTGATACCGCATAGCAGTCGTAGCAGAAATCATCGTTATGCGCCTTAGATGGCATGATAGCGTTCTCGTTTGTCTTCTTAAACAAGACTGGCACGCCAATAACCTCGGTGAATCTATCAATTTCCACGCCATCGACGTTCACCTTTCCGTAGAACATATCAGCAGGGCGAGTCCAAACCTTGCGCTCCCCATAGAGAGCCTGATAAACAACTTCTTTCTCCTGAGTTTCACTATTAGTGACCTCAGTAATAAATCTGTAATAGCCTCCTTTGAAATGTCTGTAAATCTTTTCCATTTTAATATTTAAAGTTTAAAATTCATGTTCACTACACACTTTGTCGCAAGATGATTCATGCTCGTTATTACAACACCATCCTACGCCGTAAACGTCTTCGTTGTCAAACCAATGACAGTTACCGCAACATCTTTCTTTTTTCATACGCTGTACTGTTTTAATCTTTCTACACTACGACGAAGGTCTCTCGGACGGAATGGATTCTTTTTATTAAACTTTGCCGCCTCGTTTCTGTACCTACGAGCATTCCAGTGATTTGTTAAACTTATCGCCTTTTTGATACGGTTGTCTTTGAAAGGGATATGAGCATGAGGGTCAAATGTTTCATCATACACTCCATTGATATGGTCGAACATTCGCTTTAACCAATATGATTCTTTCATACCATCGCACACTGAGCCATCGCCATTATTGTACTCATCAACTATAGACTTGTACTTCATTATCTTCTTAGCTTGTCTTATTTTCATGTCAACCTCACTTTCTGCAAAAAAACGTTCCATGACACCAATCGCTGCTTTCAACATACTTATGTAGTTTAGTACATCTTCCTGCAAGCATACCATTGAAATGTTTACAACGACTGCATTCCTTTGAAGTTCTCAAAATTGAACGAAACAAACTAACGTTGGCACTCGGCATATTTACCTTATTCCATCTGATAGTTGCTTTCTGATAGAGATTCTTTAATCTAGGAATGAATCTACTCTCTTTCTTGAATGTATATTTTGAATCGAAGTAACGTGTGTCCGTTCCTCTCTTCATCATATTCAAGATTTTCTTAGCTTGTCTTATCTTCATATACTACTTGTTTTTATAAATACTACATGTCCCCTCATAAATTGTGCTATTTGTATAGATGTCTTTATATTGCGAAATGGAAACCAATCCATTTGCCTTCATTCCCTTAAGAATCTCATCATACACACTTTCTATTGCTCTTCTCTTCAATTGCTCCATGCCAAATTTGTCACGGCAATAGTATTGCATTTCAAAATTCGACATTGTAACTCTTGAACGAAGCTTAACGACTTGTGGCTTTATGTATCTAACTTCTATCTTTGGCTTGATGCCTAGTTTCTCAGTTAGCCATTGTTTCCATTTAGGTTTTACATCTTCTCCATCCAAGCAAACAAGAAAGATGTAAATTAGACTAACACTTATATATAAAATTCCCATACGCTACTTCTTTTTATTACAAGAACAACTCTCAGCGTGAATTACACAAACTCCGTGTTTCGTGTCCACAAGCAGATAGTCATGCCCATTCTTGGTAAATACTGTTGTACTAAATTCTTTTGCAGGTTCATTACTATTAGCCAGAGAGCGGACACCCTCAAATATCAATGCTCCTACAAGCAAACACAAGACAAACCAAACGGCTGACTTGATTAAGTTTAAAATCTTATTCTTCATACGCTACTTCTCCTTATCGAATTTATTGCCAACAACTTTGAATTTGAATACTGACAATATAGAGCCTAAGAAATTCAACAAATGCCCACCACCTACAGAATTTTTAATAATGAAACAGCCATTCTCATCCCAAACAACCTCATAGGTCGCTTTTGTTTTTTGGCTTTGCAGAAGGTCGTGTTCCCAAATTTCATTACCCTTGCAGTCTTTCAGACCAGTAAACTGACAGATGGTAGAGGGGTCAATTGGTGATGTCAGCCGTTTCTCAAAGTCTGTCATCCAGACGTTATCTGAATCTTTGTGATGAACCAAATCACCTTTTATCCATTTCCCATCCAAGGTCTTCTTTGCCTTGAATTTTATGTTTTCTATTTTCATAAGCTATAATTCTTCTTTTTCCATTTCAACACGCATCAGGAAATTGTCAGCAAAGTTTTCAAAATCAAACTTGCTATCTATTGTTCCATGAAAGCGATACTTAGTGAAGCACTTCTTGCACTCACAGACCATCATGTAGCCGTAAGGAGTATCACACCATCCGATAATATTTCTAGCGTGGTAACTACAGCTTTTATTATCACACTCCTCATTAGGACAATTAAGTCCCTCACTATACTCTATAGACTCCCAATTACTAATCTTCATCGGGAGCATTTCTTCCATTAAGCTTTTGTCTGCCATATCTATCTTATTTAAGTTCTATGTGATTCTATAAACTTAGTCAAATCGAGAGGAAACTTCTTTTTAAGTTCTCTTTCACGTTTACGTCTCTCCTTCCTTGTGGGTGGAGGAACGTATTCATCTAAGAATGCAAACGTTTTCTTGCAATTATCATTTAATACTGGAATATATACATCCAATAATGCCTTTAATAATTCTTCCATATCAATCTTCTTTAAGTTCTACTGGCTCATCGTCCCAAGATAATTCTCTTCCGATGAGCTTCTTGATACTGCCATGAGGAAGTTCAATTATATCTCTATAACATTGAGGCTGATTTTCTTCTGCGACCCAATACTCTTTTTT